GGGGTGTGCGTCTTGCTGTTGTGGTCAGGATGCAGGCTGTAACTGCCTGCCTGATGGCCTTCGGCTGCACGGCATAATACGGTATAATGCCATGGGCCTACATGTACTGACTGTCTGCTCAGTTTTAGTATGTAGACGCCAATGATCACGATCAATTACTAGATCGAAAGACAAGAAAGAAAGGAGTGCGATCTCTATGAAGATCCCTCGTCAATCCGCCCGATCTCAGCGATCTGGCTTGAGCAAGCTGCCCGTGATGGCAGCTCTGACTGTAGCAATGGGTGCATCTGTTGCAGTGATGCCTATGTCTGCTGCGACGGCAGCACCGGCAAGCGCAGATAGCACTGCGAGCACTACGTCGCTGCCCTCGTCTGTGGCCAGTGGCTACAAGATGACGTGGCACGACGAGTTCGACGGCAACACGCTCGATACCACGAAGTGGGGCTATCAGTACGGCTGCTTTGATCCTGCGCAGCGTTCGCAGGTGAATTACACCGATAGCCCTGAGAACGTCTCTGTTCAAGATGGCTATCTGAACCTGACGGCCAGGTACTCCCCGACGAAGACCAAGTGGGATGGTACGCAGATCCCACGCACCTGCAAGGACGGCAGCACTGTGTACGATGCACCGTTCACGTCGGGCATGATCACGACGAAGACAAAAGATGGCACTGTGCTGTATGCCGCGCCGGGTACTGGCTTCTACGCCGAGGCGCGCATCAAGCTTCCGACCGCGCGTTCGTCTTGGTCGTCTTTCTGGGGCACCGGTACCAAGGGCGGCTGGCCTGGTAACGGCGAAATTGACGTGTTCGAATCCAAGGGTTACGACCCGAGCTTCTTGATGAGTAACATCCACACCCCCAGGGTCGGTAATCCCAAGAAGACCCAGCAACACCAGGGCATGATGCACGGCGACACTGCCACGTCTCAGAGTGAGTTCCATACCTACGGTGTCTTGAAGACTGCTGATGCCATCGAATTCTATTTCGATGGCGCGCTCACTCACCGCGTGAAGATGCAGGATATGAAGGGCGCGAGCAACCCGTTTGCTGACCCAGAGAACGGCTTGGTGCTGAAGCTCAACCAGATGGTGGGCGGCAGCTACTTGGCGAAGCACGACAACTGGTCTGATAAGACGTTTGTTGACGCGACCAAGTTTGCTGATGACTACAAGAACGCGGATGGTGCTGGCTCCACTATGTATGTCGACTACGTGCGAGTGTATGAGCCGAAGACTCAGGAAGACAAGCCTGCGCAGCCTGCTGAGCCCACTCCAGCACCTGAGAACCCTGTGACCCCAGCACCTGAGAACCCTGTGACCCCAGCACCTGAGCAACCCGCGCAGCCTGAACCGACCCCAGCTCAGCCTCAACCAGAGCAGCCTGAGTCACCTGCCCAGCCTGAGAATCCATCCCAGCCAGCAGATCCAACTCCGGCACCGACTCCAGAGACTCCGGCTCAGCCTGAGACTCCAGCACCTGCGCCCACTCCAGCTCAGCCAGAGCAGCCTGCACCTGTGCCGACCCCTGCTCCTGAGAAGCCGAAGCCCGCACAGCCATCTCCGGCACCCTCCCAGCCAGCACCGGCTGAACAGACCCAGCCTGCACAGCCTCAGCCTGAGCAGAACCAGCAAGCTGAGCAAGCTCAGTCTGATCAGCAGCAGTCTGCTCAGCCTGACCAGCCTCAGAAGCCGAAGCCTCAGAAGCCTCGTCCCGATCGTTTGGCGAACACGGGTATGACCTCGTGGTATCGCCCGGTCGTTGTCATGTGGCGAAGCTTCTGTGGCTGGATCACCAGCTGGTGGTTCTGGTGATCATGTGAACACATGAGCCACGAGCTTTGCGAGTGAGAGTCCTGAAAAAGAAAGCCCCTGCGGGCGTCAACGCTGCGTCATTAAGACTGAGCAGCGAAGACCCGCAGGGGCTTTCAGGGTTTAGAGAGAGGAAAGGTGGGGTTAGGGAGACTAGGTGAGCTTAGAGAGGCTAGGCAGGTTTAGCTGCGTGGGCAGACAGAGCGAACAGAGTTCAGCCCACGAAGTAAGCGATGGTGTTGGCGGTCAGGAAGATAGCGAACCACACGACGAGCGTGACACCAAACAGCCTGAGGCCGGGCGTAGTGTCGGCAGTGATCCACTCGTGGAGGTTGTCGAGCTTGGTCTTCACGTTCTTCAGCATGGTTTGGTTCCTTTGCGGATCGAGAGAGGTATGAGGCAGAGAGTTCTATCAATTCATGATTCGGGGCATCGATAGATGCCCTGTTTCTAAGAGAGAGAGAGAGGTATTCTTGTTGACGTGGGGTATCAAGCCTCACAACAAGAACCCTATGATCAAGGAGGATCAATTATGAGTACCACAGCATGTTTCATATCAGATTGCATCAAGCAGGTCGAGCAGCCGGAGGGCGGCTATATCAATCCAGAGACGCTCCAAGTTGAGTCTGTAGGTGAAGGTGCTGATGCATTGAACCCAGAAGAGAATGTCAACCCTTATTTGATCAATTCGGCGGTTGGCTATATGGCTCGTTTCATGATGGGTGGGATGCCTGCGAAGTATATTTTTGGGCACCCAATATCTGTGGCGCGCCGCATCGGAGGGGATACACTTGCGCTCAAGACATATGATCTTGCTAAGACTGGTATCAAAGGTCTGGATGATGAATCCATCATCAATGCTGTGAAATTGTCTGGGTTTGATATTCGTTTCCTTGTTAATCCCGAGAGCTATCGACCTATCGAAGAGATTGAGCCTGATGAGGCGACGATTCAAAACGTGAGAACGATGGTCGAACGTTCACTTCATTTCCGTGATGCCTATGCTTCGAAGTGGCCAATGCCTGAGACTCTCTGGGATCTCAAGGTATCAAAGTCGCGCCCCACGGAGGCGCAGACACTTCAGTTGCTTATAGATTGGCTTGAGGGCTTTTGGTTTCGAAACGTCGAGTACCTGGGCATCTATAACCCTCGTTTGAATGAAGTCTATCGAATCAGGATTGATAACGTTCCCAGGAGTGTGATGTTTGAGGTTGATCACATGCTTGATTACCCGGAGTAGAGCCAGGCACTGAAAACATAGCCCCTCTGAGACATCGTCAATGCCGATAGGCAAAGCTACATCTCAGAGGGGCTATCTGTGTTGTTGTACCACTGCGTCTCTGTGCCTAGATCACAGATCGACAGGACGGAAGTCGTTCGCGAACAAGTGCTTGGCGCACTGCAACGGCGAGCACTTATCGAAGTACTCCCAATGCCTGAGATCGCTCATGATCTGGCACGCGGCGCGCAGCACAACCGGTTCCCTGTAACTCCACGACTTCTCATCGCAGATGGTTTCCGGTGTGCAGTCTTCGAACGGGGTGGGCCACGCATCCAAGCAGTCGATTCGATTGATGTTGACCCCATAGACTGTCGGGCACAGTTGGAGGTAGCCGGGCAGGATCAGCGACGGGAAATCGTATGTTGTGTCGCGTCGCGCCACATCCGCCTCGCCAGCTTTCTGGCGAGCCCACTTGTCCTTGGTGAGACCAGGCAGGTGGACCTGATCCACGGGTGCTGTGACGGCTATCTTGCCCAGCTTGTCTGCGTTGTCAGCAGAGGTAGAGTTGGAGTCAGAGTCGACGCTGCACGACACCGGACGGCATTCGGCGGGCGAGTGCACAGTCTTCATCTTTGTCGCATGCGCGAGAGCGCATTCAGCCGCCCATTCACCGAGAACACGGGGAATGACCATGCAGCCGTCCGTGTTCCATCCCCAGAAGAGTGCGCCCTGGACGGGCTCATCTTGGTACGCCGCCGACTTGTAGATCAGCCTGTCGCGCCTCGACGGGATGAGCACAGAGCCTTCCCAGTAATGGTCGCCGTCTGAGTCTTCGTCGAATGCTTCAACGAGAATGCCACCGTAGCCGAGGTCGTAGACATCCGCTGCCTTGTGGTAATACCTGATGTCTTCAAGCGCCTTGACGAGATCGCTTCCCGCTTCTGTCAGAGATAGAGCCTGGATCATGTAGTGCGCTGCTTCATGGTTGACGTGGTTCAACATGGTTGTTTCCTTTGAGTGTAAATTGTGGATGAGAGTAGGACTCAGTTCTGCGATCGGGACATCGAAGATGTTCTGCTAACAAGACACAGTGGTGAGAGAAGAAAAATAGCTCCCCCACCCCGCCTCATCACTTCTGTTTGGTGAGCGCGTGTGTCGCCACACTGCCCAGTCTAAGAGGGTGTGAGGGTAGGGGTAGGGGAGCTGCTATGTTGTTGTGGCTGGAGTGGTTTGTGTGTCAGGGCACGCTCACCAGTGCGTACTGGCGGCCCCATCTGTCGTTGATGCGCTGTGCGTATCGGTCCCACGTGTCCCACTTGATACGAGGCGTACCTCGCCAAATCTTCAGGATCATCGTGATGAGTCGCTTTTCGTACGACGAGAGTCCATCAGTGGTGGCATACAGGTTGCCGTCTGTGTCCCACGTGCACACGACCTCACCCGTGAGGCTGTTGCTCACGAAGTAACCTCGCATGCCACGGCTCAGAACGTACTTCGTCCCGAGCTGTCTGGTCCCCATGAACTGTAGATCTGGGTAGATTTCTGTGAGGGTGTTTCTGATGGTCATGCGCTCAGTCTCTCAGTCTTCACCTTCGTAGGCCAGGTATTCCCTGTAGCTACGGCAGTTGTACTGACGCAGCGAACGCTTGAATTTTTGTCGCTTGCTGCGCTTCTTAGCGCGACGAGCAGCAGTCCTGGGCTTGCCCGGTGCATCACCGCAACACGTGCAATCACGGCCACCAGGGCCGGACGGACACGTGCAACCAATCATGGTTGCGTGGGTGGGGCTCGACAGAGCGAGAGCATCGAAGCCATCAGCGAAGCTATCGGGGCTGTAGTAATCGTTGGAACGCTTGTTGCGACGGGGCATCGCAACCTCCTTCTATATATGTGGGAATGTATGGGTTGTTGGGGTTGTGTGGGTGCGTATTAGTGGATAAAAGAGGGACGAGGGTCTTCGATCTCGTAGGTATCGAAGTGAGCAGGTTTGCTCGGGTAGAAGCGAAGTGGGAATGCCTCAGTGAGATCCCACTGTTGCAATACCGTATCAAGTGTGAAGACGGTCGTATCGATCTCTCGTCGTGCATCATGATCGATAGAAGAGGAACGAGGGAAGCGCGGATCATACAGATCTGCGCATCGATGACGGAACTGTTCAATCTGCTTCTTACTGGGATGCTCACTGAGCATCTCGCGTGCATCGTGTTTCGCGCTTCCTGTCGAGTCTTGGGATCAAGCGATGTATCGTCCCTCATTTCATAGCATCGATCAAGAAGCGCATCGATCTGCTCTCGTGTCGGTTGCTTGCTGAGAGTCTCGCGGACAAACCCAGAGAGCTTGTCCCATGCGATGATGATCTTTTCGCAGCGAATACGATCATGCTTATCTGCGATGGCCATCGCGAAAATGTCCGGTTCCACCTTATTGATCATCTGCTCGAATTCAGTATCGCTACGAGCAATCTCGGCAACCTGAGGGTAGATGTGGGTGAGCATGATCACCTCAAAGCGATGCATTCGCTCCATCCAGTCAGCCATCTCGTTGACGGCCTTGTGGTGGTAGACGAGACATGAGGTCCAGTCGTTCCAAGGGGTGTTTGTTGTAGAGAGGATCCTGTGAAGGAGAGGGTGAGCGGGTGCATCCATGGTGTTGTCTCCTTTTCTGTGTTGTGATTTAGATTGATAGCGACAAGCCGATCACAACAGGCGTCATGACGATTGCCATGATCGCGCTTGCGACAAGCACTGCCTTGGCGATGCAGATCATGTCCTGCTTCGTGATGGTAAGCGCGCCTGCTTCAGCCGGATCGAGATGCTCGATGTCACCAAAGATCCAGCTGGTGATTGCGTTTAGCATATTTCCTGCCCTGTCTTGTGATGTCTGGTCAGTATCCAATGCCGAGCATCTGCTCGACACGGCGATTGTTGCGCGGCATACCAACGCCTCGCAGGTAGTCATCGACCATGTTCTTCGTTGCACGGGCTCGTGAGAGCACGTCACGCGGGACGTAGGGATCATGCTCGTAGTTGTACTCTGCCCAGGTCTTGCCGGTGCCTTCCTGGATGAGGTACAGATTCGCGTGCTTCTGGAGAGTTCCGATGTCGTGGTACGTGTTGCAACGGGTGTAACCACCAGACATACCGCCCCAACCAGAGAAGTGTGTCCCCCAGGATTCTCCGGGGAAGAAGTTCTCGAACCCAACGCACTTGAAGGAGTTATCACACACGCGGTATCCGGTGACACCCAAGATGATCGCGTCTTCCCTGTGGAACCGGTACTGATCGTAGCCGTACGTAGGCTTACCAGTCAGCAGCACACTGCCGACTGTGAGCTGCGACAGATCAGCGACAGGCTGCTTCTGCTGCTTGGCCATCTGATCAATGATCTGCTTGATCTTTTCCCCGCGAGCTGCCTTTGTTGCTTCCCAATCAATCCAATTGAGCTTCTCAATGAATTCGGGGTTAAGGTCATAACGAACAACGCCCTGAGGGATACGCAGTTCTGCGTGATCCTTGTAGACACGCAGAGAACCGCAGCGCTCTTCATAGTGCTGATACTCAGTGTGGTCCGAGTGCTGGACTTTCGTGTGGAACATGGCGAACTGGATATGTGACCAGTCCATCCAATAACGTCGGCTCTTCTCGTCACGAGGCTCGGATCCAGGGTGAGGAGTGAATGTTGCTCCGGGGAACGGTTCTGTTTCCATAATGATGATTCTTTCTATTGTTGGGTTCTGACGGTGGTAGCGATCAGTGTTGGCACGCTACGTGCGCGCTTAGTTGCGACCACGGATGCGCTTGAATATTGCTTCAGTGGCGACGTAGGCCAAGAGGGCTGATAGTGTGAATGTGGCTGCTGACATGGCGGTGTGGTGCCATGTGCGTGTTGCGACGGTAGGTGTGCGCTGGGTGCTGTTGTTGGCGGTGGCAGGTGTGTTGTCGGTGACGGGTGGGCAGATCTCGGTGACGACGGGTGTGTACCCTGCGTTGCATCTGGTTGGATACTGTTCTTCAGGGTCTTGTCCCTGCTTGGGCTGATCGAGTTCGTCATCGTCCAGCATGCGCATGAACATCATGGCAGGAAGCCAGCTCATACTGTTGTATCCTTTCTGTTCTGTTGTTATGCAGGAAGCTCGTCTTCGTAGAGATCGATGATCCGTGTTGATGACATGGCACCGTTGTATTCGACTGATGCCTTCGGGTGCTTCAACTGAGCGATACTGTACGTGATCTCCTGACATGTGATAATTTCATCGCTGGCGAAGTCGTAAGCCCTGAGCGAGCCCCAATCGCCCGCGAAGAACGTGAACAGATTGCTATCGAGATCCCACAAGTATGACACTGCGTCCTGTGCATGTCGGTGTTCCTTGACGAACTTCTCAGCAGAGCGCCGTGTATGGAACGTGTTCGCATTGCTTGTCAGTGCGAACGTACCGTCACCGTGGTCGAGACCCAGACGGTACTCCTTGTTGTTGTCCTCGTGGTTGTGAGCCACGATGCTGTAGCCGCCTTCCATGGGACGAGAACGGTTGTAGAACCTGTAGTCTTCGTCCATGAGATCGAACGCACTGATGTGCGACATGTTTCGAACCGTCTTTTCGAGACAGTTGAGGAACTCAGTCTGGCTGTATCCGTCCTTGCCCGCGTGCTGCAACGCGAACTTGATGATCTCAGCGATGTGCAGACTCCACTGGACAGTAGTGAGGTGGACGATGAAACGCCCTGTGTTTTCGTCTTTGTTGATCGTGGCGTGTACGCCGCGCTGGCCCATGGTGTGTACTCCTTCTTTTTCTGTTCTGTGGTAAGAGTTAGTTACGCGAGTGCCCAGAAGATAATCTGGCTGGTCGATTGGATGTCTTCAGTGAACATAGCGTTGAGCACGACATCCCAACCGAGGTTATCAAGGGCCTCCTGAAGTGCCTCGTTGAGGTTTGATACATCTGCGTCGGGCTTTTCCAGACCCCAGTAGTTGTCCTTACCTACCTTGACACAGATGCAGAAGTCTGTGCCTCCGTACAAGTAGGTTGCCACGTTGAAGCCCTGTTCAACGAGGTCTGTGACATCGTGCTGGGATACCACCTGGTGGATGGCTTCCTTGACAGCCTTGGCACAGGCATCCTGGTAATTGGCGGTCATTTCTTCGAGGTTCATTGATTTGTCCCTTCTTGTTTTGTCCTTGTGCTGTGTATATGAGAGAGGGAAGAGTGGTATTTATCCACCCTTCCCTCTCTCCTGCTTTATACCACTTGATCAGTTCTCACCACATGAGGCGGAATGCGATCGGATCCGGGTACAAGCGATCGAGCTTGATGATCGGCTTCACCGCATCGATCGTGCGATGCAGGAACATCTCGTAGCCAACGAAGTCAACCTGATTGAGCATTTCGTAGGGAACGGGTAGTTGCTGATTGATGGCTTCACGGATGACATACGCACTCCAGTCCTCGGGATCCATGTGTCGCTTCGACGAGTTCAGAACACCAAGCATCATGTGGCATCGGGAGGCAAGGTCATCGAGCTGACCGAAGTCATTGATGATGTAACCATCGTAGAAGTCGATCGAATCCGGGTCGTCGTCATATTCCTTGACGCTGCACTTGAAGAAGTCGTAGAGGATCTGGGCTTCCGCCTCGCTCCACTGCATGAGCAGTTCTTCGTAGGGGAATTGTTCAATGATGTTGCGCATGTCACCGAGCATCATGGACGCGGCAATATGAGCAGCCATTGACGGATACATGTGCTGAAGTGCAAAGTTGCGCAGTTCCATCTGCGTGTCGGGAGGGACATCCGATAGATCTCGGAGGTAAACAAGCTGTGCGCCATTCATGAGGGCGCTCCTTTCTTTCTGTGTGGGGTTTAGTTCGTGGTATTGGTCGACTCTGTGTTCCTGATCAGATCAATGATGCGATCCAGACCGAGACGCAGGAAGGACGTTTCCTGACTTGCCGGGACGCCGTGCGTACGCATCTCACCGATCGTGGTGCTATTGAGCCTGCGATTCTGAGCAGCCAACGAGATGCCCATCTGGATGGCGAGGGACCGCATCGTAGCAAGGGCGACGCCCCTGGTGATCCTGATCCTGCGGAGCTTATCGATGTGGTCACGCGGTTGGCCACCAACCAGGTACGTCGTACGATCGCCACCGATTGCCGTTGTAGCGATCGTGAGTTTCCAGCCGATCGGGATGTACCTGGTGTGGTACTGCGTGTAGAGGTGTCCTAGCTCCACAGACACAGTAAGCGTCTTCGTGTCGAAGCTGTTCTTATTTGTGTCTGTGACAGACATCGTGAGATATGTGCGGTCTCCGTTGCCTGATTCCGAGTCCGGGATGAACTCAGCGTTGATTGTGTGCGTCTTATCATCCCAGCCAATCTCGGTCATGTACTGCACATCGTTGAAGATGTCGTTGCCGACGAGCGGGATGGACCTGAGCGTTTCCAGGAGCATCTCGGTGGTGTCTCGCGAGAGCTGTTCCATCTGCGTTGGGAGATCGTACTGGTGATCGTAAGGGTGACTGAGTCGCATGGTTGTATCTTTCTGTGGGTTTTCGTTCTTACTTGATAAGTGAGATCCTCGTGGACCAGGAACGGATCAGATCTGCACTGACCACGGCACCGTCGGTGATTCGACGCCACTGCTTGTCGAACCCTTTGATGAAATGGGCAACGTATGATCCGGTGTCATCGATATGCATGATTTCAATGGCTGTGCCGATCGGTAGTTTGTCGATGTTCATGTGTGCCATGGTTCTTAGCTTTCTGGTACGTAAATGATCACGAGCTCAGCAGCGCCCTCGAAGCCAGACCACTGGCTGGAAACACCTGAACGATCGATGCGAGGGTATCCGTCCCCTTCTTGGTCTAGCTTTACCCACGGTTCACCCGTGTTGCTGGGCTCCTTGCGGAAATACCACGGATAGTGGTATGAGCTTGCGTATTTTACACGCAAGACTGTACCGTCAGGCAGTTCGTCAAGGTCGATGTCGACGTTCTCAAAGAGCGGCTTGTCACCGTCCCAGAACTGACCGAGGTAAACGAACTCGGGAACAATGCCAGTTTCGGAGATCTCGCGACCGATTTCGGTCTGCATCCTGATAGCGTGCATGACGATGCACCTTGCTGTTTTTGTATGAGTATCAGTGGGAGAATTCTTCTCAGTGTGATTATCGGAGCATCAGTAGATGCTCCAGATATATAAAAGAGAAACAACCCATCCAATGCACAGGAATTCCATGCATTGGATGGGTTGTGCGGGGTTGTCACCACGATGCTTCGTAGATGATTGGGTCCGTGTAGAGCTCTGCGTGCTCAACGATAGGCTTGAGAGCCTTGACGGTCTCCTTGAGATCCTCGATGTACCAGTCATCGTAGTCGGTGGAACCGAAGAAGAAGCCTGACTGTGAGGGCAAGAGCTCCATTGCCGTCTTCGGGTCGATAAGCGCACCCTTGTCGTCAACAGCGCCCTTGAGAATCTTCTCGCAACGATCAACGAGATCTTTCAGAACATCGATCGTGACTTGGACAGGCTGGCAGTCATCAACACCGTGAGCAGCGTTGTCGACGAAGAACTTGTGAATCGCATTGGCCTTGCGCCAGTACATGAGTTCTTCTTCGTAAGGTTCACTGCGCTCGACGTGATGGTCGATGAGGGTGTCGAGCTCACCTGTCTTACTGAAATGCTCAGCAAGGTATGGATACCTGTCGGTATATACCTGCTTACGCATTGCACGCTGGATCGTCTCGGGGATGCCGTCCAAGTTACGACGGTACGATAGGTGCATATCAAGTCCCATGGTTGTTTCTCCTTTGTGTGGGTGTGAGTATTCTTAGTCTTGCATCAGCTTGGTGAGCTGGTGCGCGATCATCGTGAGGCCGTTCTTGTCGAGCGGGTAGGTCTCACCTCGGGAGCCCTCCCCTTCACCGAAGAAGTTGTGTTCGAAGAGGTAGATCTCACCCGCCGTGAGATCGATGACCGGAACAACCGGATAATTACTATCAACGATGAGGGGCTTCACCTGCTCGGTGGAGGTAAAGATAGGCGCATCGTGAGCTGCGACGAACGACGCAGGCTTGATGCCTGAGCCGGTCTCTGCGTTGTCGCCTGCCGTGAAGGCACGCGCGAGGATGCGCACGAAGTAGGATTCTTGCGACGCACGCTGCAAACCATACTTGTAGCACGCGCGCAGCGCATCGAGCACTGCGTTCATGCCGCCCCAGTGGGAGTACATGACAACACCGGTCACCAGATCGAGGCTGTGAGGCAGCAGCTGCTCATCGGGAGCGATCTCCTGATCGCGATCCCACAGCGGCGTGTTATTGATAACGTGCTCGATCTGAACGCGATCGGTGATGATCACAAGGTTGGAACGGTTGCCCATGATTGGGCTCCTTTCAGGATTGGGGTGATTTCGAGGGAGGGTAGATGATGTATGTGATCATCGCTGCGACAAGTGAGAGGGCAGAGATTCCCTCAATAACACCCAACGCAACCAAGAGGTAGAAGATGATAGTATCCATGATTGTCAGATCACCGGAACGATGACGGTTTCTCCTCCGTTCGCCTTGCTCTCATCGCACAGCTGCTTGAGGGCATCCCAGTCAATACGTCGATGTTCCATCAGCGCAGTGATGAACCTGTGGAGATGCCGTGACGTGGTGCTGGTGTGATCAAATGCGTCGTTGTACACCTGCACGATCGCGCGGGGCGACCAGACTCCTGTCTGCTTGTTAAGGTACGATCCGAACGTGACAAGCGCAACGAGGGTTCGGTACGAATAGACCTCGTACACACCTTCGTGACAGACGATGGTGAAGTTCCCCGAGACGGGGATGATGCCATCGGGCTGATCATAGAGTAGTTCTCTCGCGGCCTTGTCGATCCTGGCGAGGATGGGTTCTTTTTCTTGCTTGACCATCATGGTATTCAGTCCTTCTTGTGAGAATGTTTTTCAATGGGTGCGAGGATGACAGTAGCGATGACAACGATGCTGATAAGAGCCAGTGTGGTTGCCACGTAGTCATCGTCGACGGTTGCTCCGATCCAGTATCCAGCCACCATCGACATGATGATCGCGAGAGTGAATCGGATGATGTGGGAGAGGTTGAATGAGATGTTCATGATACCTTTGCTCAGACTCAGTCGCCCATGCAGCTATCGCAGTACACGGCCTCATTGAGACCGAGGTACTTGATGCTCTTGTCGGTCATGTTGGTCCAGACGGGGTAGCCACATTCGGTGCAGCAGATGTCCATGGTGTTCTCCTTGTATATGAGCTTCTGTTTCCAGCTGGTCACAATCTACGGTATGTCCCATAGAACCAGGGAAAGTGATCAATCTGTTTATCGGCGCTGCGAACAGCGCCTTATTCAATCTTCTAAAGAAAGAGTAAAAACCTGAGAGAGATGCACGATATACTGGTAATCGAGCCGATTTGTCGCGTTACTGTGTATACGTGTGCTACTGTGGGTACTGCCTTCTCAGGCTCAGACTGTGCGATCGTCCCAGTCAACCGTGCATCATGCGTTGACCTGTTGCGAGAAGGTGTTGGCGACGCCTCATACCTGACCGCAGGCGTCGCTCAGCAGCAGGTCTGTTTTTAGCTCAACAACAACAGAAAGCGAGGTACGATGACTTCTCGTACGACTAAGCACAAGGGTCGCAAGGCTGTTGCTACTGCCGCGTTGATGGCGTTTGCTGGTGCTGCCCTCGTGGGTGCAAATCCGGCGTTCGCCGATGGCCCAAACGGCGGCTCGGGCGGTACGGCTGGCGGTAATCTTGGCGCGGCGGGCAATCTCGGCATCCGTTACGCGTTCTTCGATGACGCTGTTGCCAACCCGCAGGGTGGCCAGGCGCTTGTTTCCCAGGGCTGGGGACAAGACAGCATCAACTGGTTCATGGACAAGGCCGGTATCACTGGTACCCATATGGCCAACCAGTTCCAGACCTCGTGTGGTGAGGCTCTGAACGAGGCTATCGCTCGTGGCCAGGAGGCAGGCGGCTCGAACGTCACGGCCCGTGTAGTCGGCATCATGTATGCCACCAACAACGGCAACAACGGTGGCGCTGCTGCGCGTAGTGCGCAGTATTTCTACGACAAGGCCGAAGAATGGCGCAACGACGGTTACCCCGGCATGTACAACCGTTCGGCTGAGATCGCAGGTTTCATCTACAACCTCGCTCAGACCGGTGTCGGCAAGGCTTCTGGTCTGCCCAATGATGGCAACGCCTACGGTGAGCCGTATGTCAGTACTGCCTGTGTGGCCGTCAACAGCGAAGAGCCTGTGGGCATCTCCGCTCCGCCTCCGCCGCCTACGTATGACCTGACGGTGACGACCGACCATGCGTCGACCGTGACCGAGGCTGGCAGCACTGTTCCGGTCTACGACACGATCCACGCCTCGCGTGGTGACAAGGGCGTGGATGAGAACGTCGACGCTGAGGTTGTTCTGACCTACGAAGGTCCAGAAGGGGAGGGGAGCAACAAGTCGGTCACCAAGACTGCGTCGATCGCCAACAACGGTGACACGAAGTCGCCTGAGTTCACCCCGGCTGATTTCGGCTGGACCTCCTGGCCTGCTACGGGCGAGGGCAAGAGCTTCTGGTTCGACGTGAAGGTCGCCAAGCAGGGCAACATGAACGAAGCGGTGGACACCGCCGATCGTGAGGCTTCTGAGTCGTGGACGGTCAAGCCCAAGAACCCCGTCAAGTACTTGATGAATGGTGAGAACGGTTCCCAGCTCAAGGATCAGGACGTGCTCGCTGCACAGATGTTCTATAACGCGAACATCACTGCGCACAGCAACGGTTACTCGTCTGAGATGACCATCACCGATACCGTGAACACCGCTGATGTCACGATCGGTGGCAAGGATGCAGATGACGCTGGTCGCGTTCAGGTCTTTGGTCCCGATGGCAAGCGTGTCAAGGCCGATATTAAGATCGACCGCTCCACCGAGGGTAAGGTCATCATCTCCGGTACCGTCAAGGACATCGTGGATCAGGGTAACTACACCCTGTCTGTTCCGACCTACACCCAGGCGACCGGCGCTAACTACCGTATCCCGGACGATTCGAAGGTGTGCTACACCGAGGCTCAGGATCACTGCCTCGCTGGTAACTCCGCTGAGACCGGCAAGGTGACCCCGGATCCTGACAAGGTGTGGACTGCCGATGAGGCTCAGGCTCGTACGACCGCTGATCCCGAGCGTACGAACCAGAAGGGCGTGGACCAGAAGACCTTCCTGCCCGGTGATAAGGTCAGCGCTGTGGTCAACGATCACATCGCTGCCTACCTCCAGTACGGCCTCGAAGAGTACAGCGTCACGGACGACTGGTCGGATGGTCTGACCTACGTCACGATGGACGGTGCTCCGAAGGTTTACTTCCAGGGTCAGGACGTGACCGATCTGTTCGAGATCACCAATGACACTGCGAAGGGCATCACCACCGCGAAGGCGAAGCCTGAGTTCCTGGCCAAGACTGCGCGTCTGACCGAGCCTGGTGAGGTCAAGCTGGTTATCTCCGGTCAGTTCCGTCGTGACTACGACACTGACGGTGAGAACAAGCAGCTCATTAACAAGGGCTCTGTCACGTGGAACAACGAGTCTAAGGCCACCAATGAGCCGCCTATCTTCACGGTGACTCCCAAGCCCGCGATCGACGTGGAGAAGTTCACGCTGTCTGAGGGCCTTGAGGCTGGTGACCGCGACGATGCTGATAACGCTCTGACGCTCGCGTCTGCGAAGGATGAGACTCAGATCGGCTTCTTGGTGAAGAACACCGGTGAGGCTGACCTTGTGAATGTTTCGCTCACTGATGCGACCCACGAGGGCACGACCGGTAACGTCACCGGTATCGTCTGTGAGATTCCTGCTGAGCAGGCCGCTGCTGATCCGGCGAATGCCGGTGTGACCGGTGGCGCGACTGCGCAGACTGTGAAGGTTGCTGGCGACAAGATTGGCACCCTGAAGGTCGGTCAGTCCGTCTCCTGTGTCGGTACCCTGACCGGCGTTGAGGAAGGCACGCTGCACAGTGACACGGCTACCGTGGTTGGCGAATCCATCCACAACGGCAAGAAGGTTACTGATTCCGATGATTGGCACGCGAAGGTGGATTCCCCGGCTACGCCTGCTCCGAAGGGCGCTGTGACCGGTGAGGTCGCGGGTGCGAACACCGGCCTGATGGCCGCTTTGGGCACTCTGATGGCTGCGATCGGTCTGGGTGGCGGTGCTACCTACATGGCGCGTCGCAAGGCCCATGTTGCCGCCAAGCACTGATGTGCTAATATGATCACTGACTCTCAAGAAGGTGATCAGTACGTGACCCCCGTGGTAGCTTGATGCTGCTGCGGGGGTTACGTGTATCTACAGCATCCGCGCTGTGATAGAATGGCTCGTGTACCAGTAGAATCGACCAAGAAAGAGGTCCCACTTATGACTGCCCCTGTGATTATGATGCCTGATATTGACGCTGTTCCTGCTCTGATCGATCGCCGCGATGTGCCCACGTCGTTGGTGGGTTTCGTCGGTCTGAAGCGATCGGGCAAAGACACTGCTGCGCAGGGTCTGATTGCCCGAGGCTGGAAGCGCATGGCGTTTGCTGATCCGCTCAAAGAGATGAGCATGAACCTGCGTGGCGTGTGGGTGGAAGTGCCAGAAGGCATCCATCTTGCTCATGCGGTTGGTGGCACGCCACGCTATGGTGGCGGTTTCGCCAAGTATTACGAGGTAGTCGACGCTCTGGGTATGGAGAAGGCGAAGGATCTCGTGCCCGATGTGCGTACTGTTCTCCAAACGCTCGGCACAGACTGCGTGCGCGGCACACTGGGCGAGGATGCGTGGACGGACCTGACCGGCCAGCGCGTCCAGGAAGAGCTCGCTCGTGGTGAAGCTGTGGCGCTTACTGATGTCCGTTTCGATGAAGAGTTCACCCTCGTGCATGATCTCGGAGGCATCGTGATTGGTGTGTGGCGAGGGGATCAAGATTCCCTCGATCGAGCACTGGTGGATGCCTCTGTTGGGGTGCTTCGTGCTGATCACGTGTCGGAGACGAATGCATACAACTTGTTGCAGCGCGCTGATGTCGTGATCTGCAACTGCGGGTCTGTTGATGACCTGCAACGCGCGGTGTGTGACGTGGTTGAGTAACGAGGGTTGAGTGCATGTGGCGCTTATCTGGTCATAACGTGACCTGGTAAGCGCCGTTTTGCTTGATGTATGAGGCGAATGGGTGTATCATGGCTTATAGATGACCAGATAAGAACCACTCATCATCTGGTTATGTGGTCCACTATTAGTCCAGATAAGAGAGGAACCTGTTTATGCCACGACGTTTTACCGGCACTGTTCCCAGGCCCCAGTCTCGTCGTTTCCGTGTCTCGGTGCCTGAGGCCGATGAGTCGGTCCTCGCATGGATCGGTGCGCAGTCTGATCTTAGCGCCTCAGTGCGTAGTCTGATCCGAGAGGCGATCGAGCGGCACGGGTATCGTGACGCGACGTGTTATCCGGTCCAGCAGCAACCGCGTCGAGGCCGTCCGCCGAAGCTTACAGACCAGTCCGAGCAGCTTGAGACTGTCGATGGACACCCGATCCCTGATCAGATTGCTGCGCTTGTGGAACCGAAGATGGAACTTCTGATGGTCCGTGCTTCAGATGAGTCTCGTGATGAGGATGTCGATGTTCCGCGTGAGTCTGAGGTTTCCGATGACTCTGACAACACGGCGGCTGCTGAGACAGGCTCTGCGAACGAAAACACTATTGAAGATATGCTCGGCGCGCTGCGTTGATCTGAGAAACAAGACAAGAGAAAGTGAGTACCCATACTATGGCTTCTTCTGCAATCCCCACGTCCCTGAATACGATGTCGCTTCTTGGCGGTATCGATGTCGGTAACGGCTACGTCAAGGGTTTGGTGCGGGGGACGCGCACCGACAAGGCTGGTAAGCCTGTCATCGACACGATCGATCTCCCCAGTGGCGTGACGCGGGTGACTCGGCCCAACTCTCTACCAAAGGAGGATACTGAGGCCGAAGACGTGTGCGCCAATGATCTGTATAACCACCTCGATGTGTCGTTCTCGTCCTCGATGGTCTCAAACTCGTACCGACACCTGTTTGGCAAGCGAGCTCTGACCGCGAACGGCGCGTTCGATGAGTTCAACGTCGTGGGCAGGCGGTCGAAGGCCGAGCAGGAGCTGTCTAAGGTGCTGATCCTTGGTGTGTTCGCTGCGAAGGCTCTGCGTGACTATGTGGCTGTTGCTAAGGCGCTGCCTGTATCGGAGCTTATTGTCGACGCGTGCGTCGCTGTTGCTCTGCCGATCGATGAGTACATGCGCCATCGCACCAGCTACAGCGCTGAGTTCATGAACGGTACGCACCTGGTCACCGTGCACAACTTCGAGACGCCTGTCGTGGTGCGCATTACGTTCCGTGATGTGGTGGTGATGGCCGAAGGTGCATCTGCGCAGTGGGCCATCACGGAGAAGGGTGTGCCGCTCATGCAAGCGATGCTTGCTGACGTGCGTTCTCGTGGTCTCGCACTGGAAGGTGTCACGGCAGAAGATGTCCTGGCGGCTCGTAATACGATCGGTATCGACATCGGTGAGGGAACGATTAACTTCCCGGTGTTTACCAACGGCAAGTTCAACGCAGACGCCTCTGTGACGTTCGGTGAAGGCTACGGCACTGTGCTGACCCGTGCGTTGGAGTCCATGGACGCGGAAGGCTTCCACACTGGTTTCACCAGCCGGAAGCAGCTGGCGGATTTCCTCCAGCGTGAGCCCTCGCCGTTGAAGTGGCACTTCTACAACAAGGTGCGTGCCTACGTCGACCGTGAGATCGAGTTCTTCGCACGAGCTGCGTCTGACCAGTTCGGTCGTGTTCTCGGCGTTGTTGGTGCGACGACTGAGGTCGTGTTCGTGTTCGGCGGTGGCTCTGGCCCTGTGAAGGACGCGCTGTACCCGCTCTTGCTGAGCAAGGTGGCAGAAATGAACACCGAGGACGCAATGCCTGTCCTCTACCTGGATGCGTCGTACTCGCGGTCTCTGAACCGTGAGGGTCTGTACTCGATCGCTCAGGCGTCTGCTGCGCAGTCCAGCAAGGCCACGAAGCCTGCGAAGCGCTCTGCTGCTAAGAACAACACGAAGAACGGAGAGTGAACAGATGTCTACGTCTACGAGTCCATGGGATGATGCTTTGCGCCGTTACAGCGCGCGCGAGCACACGCATGATGACATCGTGACTGAGTCTGGTGTGGCGGCAGCTGATGTGACAGGCGCTGCTCTGCCTAGTTTCGATGACATCGTGAATGGCGATGGGACTAGCCCTGACAAGACTCAGTCTAAGGCCGAGTCTTTGGTTGTTCCGTCGAGTCTCGATGAGGTGTTGCATGATGTGGGGGTTGCCCACGGTAAGCAAGGCACGCAGAACCCGAAGAACAAGCGGAGCAAATGGCGCGCTGCTCTGACAGCGATCGTGTGGCTTATCGTCACGAGTCTCATCTGTGGCGGTCTCTATCTGATCTATCGCGCACATGATGAGGCTCAGGTCGAGGAAGAGCTTCCGGTGCCTGCTCAGACGTATCAGGATGAGGAAATCTCTACTGCGCCTGTCGAGGCTACTGATGATGTGCTGACCCATGAGTGGGATGTTGTGAACGCGGATTCGGATCAAGGGTCGAACACGTGGGAGATCAACACCGAGGATTACAGGATTGACACGATGTCGGTTGCTCGTATGGCTCCTGGATCTGTGTTCATCCCGGAGTCCGGTATCTACATGGAGCTTCAGGGGTCTGATTCGTTCGAGGCGTCGAACTATGGCGATCTTCAGACGATCCATGTTCCGACCAACGTGCACCGAGGTGTGTGGTATTCAGCTGGAGCACCCCTCACTGCATCCGATACTGGAGTTCTCACCGGCGTTCGTCCGGGGTTTGATACACCACAGTCTGTTTCCCCCACTTCGTCTCCCTCTCTGTCTTCTTCCGAGACCGTGCAGTCTGGAACACGGACAAGTTCAGCACACGCAGTGAGCATGACGGGTGGCGAGGGAACGACGTTCATCGCCTCCCATGTGGCGTGGACAAAGCGTCATCGTGGGGCTTTGTACACCATGGCAACGGATGTCTCTCAGAATCAGTTGATCTGGGTGAAAGGCTTTGATGGGTCGTTGTCTACGTGGCGCGTGAGCGGCATGTGGGTGGCTGAGCATCAGGCGTTTCCGGAGGACTATTTCAGCGCCACTGGGCCGCGTCGTCTGGTGCTCACCACGTGCGGTGGCCGTGTGAACAGCTACGGCTACTACCAGCAGAACGTGTTTCTGGTGGCAGAGCCTGTGGCTTTGGAATCAGCGATACAGCAGTGATGTGATCTGATCGCTGTGTTGACTGCGTAAAGCAATATCCCGTAGCAACGGTGTGTAACCGTGCTACGGGATATTGGTGTTGTTTGTGAATATTCAGTTGTGATTGTGGTTGTTGATCAGAATCTTACCATGCTCTTCTCAGAAGGGCGGGTTACCCTGATCGAACCCGTCACCGAACGGATCGGACGCATTGAGCGCGTCGTCCGCGAAGACGGGAGCCTGGGAAACAGGAGCGGCCTGCTGGACGGGAGCAGCAGCCTGCGCAGCCTGAGCGGCGCGGTTCTGAGCATCCTGCTCAGCAGCACGCTTCGCAAGGCGAGCCGTGGTCACCTTACGGCTCTCTTCCATCTGAACGTCATCGACGATGTGCTTTTCGATGTAGTGGGTTTCTCCGGTGTTGAGATCGGTGTACGACTCAGTAGTCGGGTGGTGCATGATCCTCACCAGGTCGCCCTGGTGAATCATATCGAACACACCGTTCGACCGATCAGCGGGGATGAAGCGTTCAAGGGACACGGCGTCTGTACCGCGCTCGCCATTTCGCTTGGTGAAGTTCTGGTTGGCCAGAATGGTGAAGCGAACGGTACGAGAGCCATCCTTGTTGGGGAAGAAACGCGGATCAGAGGCCAGACGGCCCTTGACGATAGCGAAGTTATCGGGGTTAATGTTAGCCATTTGTATTTCTCCTTCTTATGGCGAGTGGTGGATCTTACGATTCTCTATCAATATTCATCTCAGTACATCTGCGATGTACGGATTCTTAGTCTTCGGAGAAGACTGTTTCTCTCAGAACTGGGTGATCTTGAATTCACCAGACAGTTCATCAGTGATGAATTCGATCATCTCTTCCATGTCTTTCTCAACACCGGAATCACCAACCCAGTGGCTCGGTTTGCCGTTTTTAAAGACCAGGAAGAAACACCCGCATCCATCCTCAGTCATGTCGATGACTGTTGGTCTATGGGGGTAATCGAGAAGGTTGTAGTGATTCCCTAGACCATCGACGAATCCATGTCGACCTAGTTCTGCTTGATATGCATGGGTCGGCTTAGTTGGTTGCTCAGTCGGTTGTTCATTCGAGAGAATCTGAGCAACCTTTTGTGCGATGTGGTTGATGTCCTTATCATCAAGCATCTGAGCTCTCCTTTGCTTCGTTGTGATTGTCGATGATGATACCGATGAGGGTGTCAGCAACAATGTCAGGTGCGTTACCGTAGCTGGGGTACAGACTTTCGATGCCGAACATGCATGAGCCAGGAGCGTCGACGTTCATGTCGTACAGGTTCTTGATGACTTCGTTTTCGAGAAGTTCTCTGAGGCGTTCTTCGGTGACGATGAATTTACCGTCACCGATGCATTCGATGCCGTTCACGGCATCATCGATGTACTCGATGTTCTCTGTCACGGCTGTCACGGGATGACCTTCCAGCCCTTACCGTCACCAATGTCGCGCTTCATCGTGCTATCGAGCACGGATTCAGCAGTGATGGCGTCAGTGGCGGTGACCCAGCAGAACTCTGCGTCGTCGGTGAGCGACTTGAGGTAACGAGAGTCGTCCGGGCCGATCAGGATGGCTCCGAGGCCGAGCCTGTGGAATGGGATAGAGAGATTCTTGAGCTTGATGATCATTGAAAATTAGCCTTTCTTCTGATGTGTGATCTTTCGGGATGTTTAGATGCGTTCAAGGGACACTTCATCAGTGTGTGGATCCCATGTGATGGAAACAGAGTGTTCGCCGTCATCAAAACACGCAACGATATTGATGTCAACAGTCACGGGTTCGTTGTCAGTGTGGAATACGTTTGCATCAAGGCGTCTAATCGTTTTGATTGCTTCAGAATTCATAATTAGTTATCTTTCTGTAATGCATAAAGGAAAGCGCCGGTTCCGTAATGGTTCCGACGCTTCCTCTATGCGATTGTTAGTTTCCAGTCTGTGTCAGTCGTTCTCGTACATGATGTCGACTCCGAAAGCGACTGCTGCTTGATGCTCCATAAGGCATCCGCGCGTAGTTTCCCATCCGTCGCACATGTAGATCATGTGCGCCTTTGAGAGGCGCATCAGAGCGAGGCCCATGTGCCACAGTGCGGGGTTGACGATACTGTCGCTGACAACATCGTACTTGAAGTCCTCTTCGTAGACAGTATCAATTGCCCAAAGAGCAAACCAGATGCGGTAAGCCATTGGAAAGGTGATTTCCAATGGGTCCGCTACCTCTCTGTCTGTCCTGTCCAAGAGAGGGGTTAATGGGGATGCTGTTTGGTCAACGAACTCACACACAAACGCCTGATGGCGCAAATGTTGACCTTCGGAGTGCGACCCCGTACGTGATCCCCGATCACGGCAACCGATGCATCCGCTTGATCAGAGCGGCAGGAGCGAAGTCCTAATCATCCAGCATTGCTCGGTTGCATGGTGGTCCCCTCGGTGGGATTCGAACCCACACGCTCGTTCTGAGCACCTGATTTTGAGTCAGGCGTGTCTGCCGGTTTCACCACAAGGGGTAGTGGTTAGAGAGATGAGTATATGTACCAGTGTACATTACCTCCCCCGGTACATCTGTGATGTGCAAGGGGTACACACAAATATACACAGGGGAGGCAACATGAATTGACTGACTGTCTGGACTGTCAGTTATCGATGAGTAGGGTAAATGGGGATGTACGTGGCGATAGCCTTACGCCCCATGTTGATCTGCTCGACCAAATCCTCAGCGAGAGACTGATCATCCCAATGACTACCGTCAGGGCTGATCCAGTCATGTTGACACTTCATGTACTGACGATCTTCGTGGGTGACCTCTGGGGTTGGACCCACGGTGATGATCAGCGTTCCCACTGGGAGTGCATTCAGATCGGTTTCACCGTTTCTATCGAGAAATGCAACAGTAGTAGACATGTGTCGCTCCTGTCAGTCCTCAGTGCTCTCGGCAGTGGGCGCAGCGTGTGCAGCCTCGTAGGCGGCGATGGTGTCCTGACCCAGCTGGCCTCGCTTGGAGACGGTCACACCGTTCTCCAGCGCCCAGGCGCGGATCTCGGCGTTCTTCTGACGCTTGACACGAGCGGCTTCGCTGGAGCTGCGCGGCTTGCGCTTGTTGGCCGGTGCACGGCGAGCACGGCGAGCGTGTTCGATGTAAGGCGCGAGAGCCTCATTGAACTCAGCAGCATGCTGTTCAGAGAGATCGATGATGTAGTTCTTACCGCCCACGCTGAACTCAATGGTGGTGGTAGCAGGCGAACCATCGATGTCATCGACGAGCTGAACGTCCGTAATTTCCTTGCGCATTGTTGTTTCCTCTGTCTTTCTTGTTTGTTCTTGAAAAGAGAGAGGCTCCAGAGAGTATTGCATCTCCAGAGCCCCTCTCTATCTCATGATCACTGACTTACGTCAGTGTCAGTTGTTGTTCTGACGACGACGCAGCAGCATCGCAATGCCACCAGCCGTGACGAGTGCAGTAGCACCCGCGATCATCAGGCCAGTGTCGCTGGCACCAGTCTGAGCCAGACCCGTGACAGCACCCTTGTGCTCAGTCGTGCTGTTACCCGGCTTGTTCGGGGTAGACGGAGCAGGTGGGGTCTGCTTAGAGGGCTGAGAAGGGGTTTCCTTGGGAGCCGGGGTCTCCTTAGGGGTCTCCTTGGGCTCAGGCTTCTCAGGCGTGGCAGGCGGAGTCACGCTGGGCTCCGAAGGCTTGGGATCCGGCGTAGGAGCAGGGTCCGTAGGCTCCGAGGGCTTCGAAGGCTCCGGCTTGGGCTTCTCAGGCGTAGACGGCTGAGACGGCTCCGGAGTAGGAGTCGGCGCAGGCGGCGTCACGGGCGGAGTGCTGGGCTCCGGCGTGGGCTTCGGATCAGGGTTAGGAGTCGGCTGCTCCGGTGTCGGCTTGGGATCCGGCTTCGGGGTGTCCGGGGTCGGATCTGGCGTAGGAGCAGGCTTCTCGGGTTCCGGGGTGACAGGAGGCGTAGACGGTTCCGGGGTAGGAGCTGGCTTGGGATCCTCAGGCGTCACCGGGGGAGTTACAGGAGGCTCAGACGGCTTGGGGTCCGGCTTCGGCTCAGGAGTGGGCGCAGGCGTCGGAGTCACCGGCTTCTCGTCCTCGCCAGTCTCGGCACCGGACGAGCCCTTGGCTTGCCAAGTGACCGTGGTGGTGACTTCCTTGTTGTTGACCGTCGCCTTGTTCGTCATCTCCTTCTCGGAGGTGACAACCTCAACGCGGATGCGAGCCATGTGGTCACCAGATAGCTCACTCGGGAGCGTGAAGGTAGCGGACTTGCCGTCAGCGCTCTTCGTAACCTTAGGCTTGGTGACTCCGATGTTGTTCCAGTCGATGGGGTTGGCCCAGTCGCCGTGATCAACAGGCGTGACGTGGATGCCGCCCTTGAACGTGGCATCGTCACGGGTTTCCGTGATGGTGATGGTCTGGCCAGGCTGGCCCTGGGCCTGGACCCAGCAGCCGAACTTGTTGAGGCCCTCGGCAGTACGACCGTCCGCCCAGCAGAACTTGTTGTCGCCAGTGGTGACGGGCTCACCGACGACGCCTCGGCCCAGGCCGACGGTGTACTTCGTACCGTCGACGACGACGTTGGTCGTGGTCTTGCTGATGCTCGACTTGTTCAAGGTGGCTTCGAGCTTGACGAAGCCATTCTTGAGCGAACCATTACCGCCCAGAGTTGCAGCGATGTCCTCGGTGACGACACACTTGAATGCGCCGTTCTCGGCGGTGCACTTACCGATCTTCTTCTCAGAGCCATCCAAGGCGGTGGCCTTGAGATCGACACTGTTGAATCCGTTCGGAACCTGGAGACCGTCTCCGAGGGCCACAGAGAAGGTTGCTCCCTTCTCGACCTTGTCACCCGCGTAATCAACACGGATGTCCAAAGTGGCGTTGACGGAGTACTTGTCTCCGTAACGGCCCTTAACATCGGTCTTGACGATCTTGATGCCGCCCGTGGCGGTGGACGCACCGGGCTCGGTGCCGACGATGCCGTTGTTGCCATCGGCAGACGCAGAGGTTGCGCCCGTGTTGTCAGCAGCGTTGTCGGTCCCGGTGGTAGCAGCATGGGCTGCAACAGGACCGGCAAACAGAAGCGTGGTTGCGACCACAAGGGTCAGCCCGGACTTTCGCTTCTTGAAAATGTTGAGATTCATGGAGATGTATTCCTTCCTTCATGAAGAGGTGCTGGGGATGATGGGTTCATTCCCAGAGAAGATCTCCGCGCATCTGTGATGTGCAGGAGAACATTCTGACCTCAGTTTACTTGATAACTGAGGATAATGGTGGTGGAACGTGTGAGAAGTTAAGAGAAGAACACGCAGTTACCGCCAAACATTTGGATGTGATCGTCATTTATAAGTGCGATTGGGGCATCTTCTGGTACCTCGCACTTGATGACGATCTTGTTACGAGGCGTGGGGGATGTGTCCAGAATTGGGATGATCGTCCCACGTAGGCGCTTGGGTTTGATGCCGTATGTGTTGACGAGAATCGTGTAGACAGCGAGTGCCTTGCTTTCGATCTCGTCGCTGTGTGCTTGTAGGTATTCGCTATCGCTCAGTTCACGTGCGAGATGTTGATCTGCGTTGAGTGGGAATTCAACGCGAAGCGTGGTGTAGCGACGCGGTTTGAGACGTTTGATGAGATTGATGAGAGACATGTTGGTCCTGGGTTTTGTAGCGACGAAAGTCCACCCCTACCAATAGCAAGTGTGTGCTACGGGTAGAGGCGGACTGTCACTAAGAGGCTGGGAATCAGCGATCAGAGATCGCCCAGTGAGTATTCTCGACCAGCGCGGATGCGCATGATCTCGAAATCAGCCACGTCGCTCACAGTGCGGCAACCGGCCTTGTGTAGGCGGTTGTAGCGGTCGATGTAGTCGTTGACGAGGTCGATCGTGGCGGTGAAGCCGACAGGCTCAGCGTTGGGGTTTCGTAGATCAAGGATGTCTGCGAGAATCTTCGCCTCGAAGAGATCCTTCAGGATGGTCACGTCGTTAATCTCGTAACGATCGTATCCGAGGAAGTTGTTGAATTCGATGTTGCGGTGGTAGAGAGCCATGTGTGTTTCTCCTTTTGTTGTTGGTGGTTGTTGTGGGGGTGTTACTTCTTTTTGCACGACTTCTTTTTGAGTGTGCGCGATGTTGCTTCAACTCGCTTCTTTTGTTCTAGTAGATATAGAACGACTTCAAGTGTCGATGTTGGCTTGAAATTATGTGCAAGATTGAGGAAAATGTCCCCATGTCTGATGAAAGGTGTGGTTGGGATGCGCACCAGGTCTTTTGTACTATTGAGACGTTTGAGAATCTTATCGTATTCGTCGATGTTATCATCGATTGTTTGGGGTGCCGTAATATCTGCTCGTGATGCCTTCTTCTCATAGGGGTTGTGACCATTGATGAAAGCGATGACATCCCGCTTCGCATAGGGGGGATGTGATCATCGATGTTGATATAGAATAGCTCGTCGTTCGTTTTGAGGAAAGCGTATTCTGTATCGGCTACATCAACATGAAGGATGTTACCAGGCTGCATCTTTGTGAGAACGACATCAAGGAGTTCTGCGTGTTCGACAAAATTGACAGCGTTAACGTCGATCGTCATATCCATGTTTTGTTCCTTTCTTTCAGTTTGCCATTGATAACATGAAGAACATAACCATCGCCATTGCGCTAAAAATAGCACCTGCGATGCTGAATGCGGCAGATGTGTATTTCCCTTCTGCAATTTCCCCAGGGATCATTACCAAGTCAACAATGAGTATGATAAGCATCGCGATTCCCCATAATGTGTTGCTCATGTTGTAGCCTTTCTATTAGTTTATTGGTGCAATCAATGCCGCGATGTCGATCATGATGATGACGAGGAAGAAGCTCATGAGAACAGAGCTACCGATGAGAAATGCGATATGGCGTTTGCGGTGTGTGGGTTGCGTTGTTGACATGCCTCGCAATAGTGTCACGAGGGTGATGAATAGCAGTACGGCTAGTACAAGCCCTGCGACATGGGTAGGGATAATAGATGCAATGTTCATGTCAGACCCAGATGAGCCATGCTTCTGGCTTTGCATTGATGCGCTTCAGCATCCATGCGTCATCGTGTGCACATTCGATGTTATTGCTATCGATCCAGAGATTGAATCCGTCGCAATATGTCTTCATGTATCGATTGCCCTCGCTGTCTTCGACAACAGTACCGATTGCAAGACGGTTAAACGGGGTGGTGAGCGTACTGAAGATAATGGGCGGGTGGATAGACATGTGTGTCCTTTTTTGTGAGTTGTTGATGCGATGTGTTGGTGCCTCCACAGGGGTTTGAACCCTGGACCCACGGATTAAAAGTCCGTTGCTCTACCAACTGAGCTATAGAGGCTGTGTTTTTGTGTTGTTTCTGTGTCCCCTCGGTGGGATTCGAACCCACACGTCCTGTTTTGAACACTGGAACCTAAATCCAGCGCGTCTGCCTGTTTCGCCACGAGGGGTGGGCTCTCTGATCAGCAGCAGTGATACATGCGTGTATCAGAGAGCGTTATGGAGATGAGTGAGAGCTGGTTAGCACTCCTCCAAGGTGAGGAAGAATTCCTCGTTCTCGATGTATCCAATGATTTCATCGAGGAACTTGATGTTCTCGTCAAGAACATCAGTAACGATCTCAGGGAGGTCGTCAGTCTTCTCACTTTCTAGCTGATCACGCAACAGCTTCATGCCGCGCATGATGAGCTCTGCCTGCCTGTCGTTGAATTCCATGGTGTTCTCCTTTCTTATTGGTCATCAGTTTTTGGTGGTGCTTTTACCACACAAAGCGCGAGCTTGTCCTAATACTACCCCGGATGATCTTGGTAGTATCGGAGCTATGTGCGGCATTACAGCGTCGAACGATTTCTGCGAGCTCATCATTAGTGTGATAATCGTTCCATGGATCTACCCACACGCAAAAAGGTTCATTGGGGCTGTATGGTCGATGGACGTGATAGAATGTATTACACCCTGGTGGATCAATGATCGTACCGGCGGAGAAGTCACTCGCCTTGAAGATATGACGAGTACCATCAGGACCTTCGGCTTCGAACATGTCGCCAGTGAGCTTTTCTGGCTCGCTCTCATCTTCTGTAATTGCTTTTTCAGCCTTTTCTGAGGTATCAATGGTATTATCCCCATTATCTCTATCGGTGATAAGAGACTTATCAATGTCGATGTTGAAGATGTCGCAGAAGCAATCAAGAGCGTAGTCGAGATCGTTCTTGACATCGAAGTCGGATTCATTTTCTTCAGAGATTTCATCGAGAAAAGCCTCGTTGAGCATGTCGTTGAGCAATTCAACGAATGCCTCTGCGTTACCTATGAATTCTTGATGGTTAGGCATATGTATTTCCCTGTTGATGCAAGATGTCGCGGATCAGCCGAAGTGGATGATCGTGACGTTGCCGTTGGCACTGCGAGCGAGTTCAGCCACAGCGTTATCATTGAGTAGCTCAGCCATGGTATTGACCCATGCACTGTGACCGTGGTCGCCATGGTCGATGAGAGTGTGGAGGAACTCGTCACCCTCAATGGTGATGACGGTTCCGAAGGGGAGTTCGATCGCCCTGTAGGTACTCTGGAGCCCGTTGGGATCCTGAGCGGTGAACAAATCTTTTGCGAGCATAGACTCCGGCTCTTCCTGCTCCGTCTGCTCGTTTTCTTCGATTGTGTCGGTCATCTCTTCGGGAGAGAAGACAATCTGGCCACCGTTAATGAGCTTTTCTACCTTGTTCAGGTCGATACCGATGATCTCGGAGAGAGCCTGTCGGGCGCTGGCCTGCTGAGTCTGTTTGTTAAGCACTTTGTCCACCAGTTCATCAAGGGATGCCTTGATCTCTTCTTCGGTGTTTGCGAATCCGTATTCGTCAGTCATGGGGATGTCCTTTCTGGTGACATGGGGTGTGATTGTGTGAGGTAGTGGTCTCTTTTCCTCTACCGATGCAATTCTATTGTATGGAAACAGGGCATAAACCAGAGAGAGGGCCCCGTTACCATTTGCTGCATTCATGTATTGAAGAACAGCGTGGTAACGGGGCTTATTCTGAGCGTGTAGCGCTCAGTCGTCGTTGTCGCCGTAGCGGCTGTATGGGTGGTGCTTCACGTAATCGTGGAAGTTGCTCAGAACGCTGTTCCACGATCGGCGCGAGCCGAACAAGCGATCGAGCTCAGCCCAGTACTCGGGATTACCGGAATCACCGATCGCGCGAGAGGTTCGCTTGTATGGACTGTCACCCATCTGATCGACGCGGGTGACGATTAGTGAGGCGGGGTCTTCGTTGTCGTTGAAGTTCTCCCACAATGCAACGTGGTAGACGTAGTTCCAGTCATCGAACCATGTCTGGCGATGCATGTAGGAGTCTTCAAAGAGGTCGACATCGGGTCCGACCTTCTCCCACTGTCGCCAATCAATATCCAGGGGGATATGGGGCATGAGTGTGCTCCTTCTTTTTTGTGCTTGCCTATAACCGAAAATGCGATCGAGTATAGGTTTATCAGTTTCCCATTCGGAACTGGCTGCACTTTTGAGGTAACGAATGAGATGTGGTGTTGGTTTCCACATGCCATTGGTGTAAGCGTCAGTGTTCTCTGATATTGGCGCTTTACCAATATATAGATTGGTTTCGTGCTTACCTCGTATGATTTCACCAGTTAAGATGATGCGGTAGATGTAAAGTCCGTCATCGAACCAGGTTTGGTACTTTGGGTAGGTCAAAGGGCGACCTTGGTTGTCATACCAGGCGATGTCTTGCCACTGGGTCCAGTCGAGATTGAGTGGGACACGAGGGCTAGGCTGGTGGTGCACAGGGTAGTGACAGTTAGGGCATGATGTGTGTTTGTAATGCATGGTTGTTGATGTCGAGAGGGATATGTAGCATGGTTTGCCTCTCGTTGTATCTAGTATTTATTTGGGATGCGTTCCGAAAATAGATTCAGAATGTCGATGTGGCGATAAAAGTCAATATCTGGATCGGCTTCTTGGTACACAGCATCAATCTCTTCTTCGGACCAACCTTGTTTACGTGCTTCTCGTCGCCATGCGTTGAGGATCTCGATGGGGAGAGTACTGTGGTCGGTTAGGTTGATTTTGACTTTCTTACCAGCCGCTGCTAGACGTTCGAGAATTATCATTCGTCGATATGCCGACATATCAATGTCAATGATGATTTCCATGATACTTTCCTATGTGGTAGCCATTATTCGGGATTGCAATCGCAAGATGCGCACAGGCATCTATCAGTGCCGTCGCAGATGTCGCAATCGCATGGGAATGTTGAACCGGTGCAGCACTTGCATGGTGAATCCCAGTTGACTTCTTCCTCGTCGTCACCGTCGTATTCACCGACGTTCGTGAGGATGCCGTACCAATCGTCAAAGAAACTCATTCCGAGTACCCCATGATGGTCTGAACGAGGTGATCATAGTCGCCTGACATAGCCTCCGCGATGACAGCCTCGATCTCGTCGTCGGACCAACCCTCTCGACAAGCGGCGCGCTTCCATCCACCGATGAGAGCGAAAGCGTTGCCGTCAGAGTTGGCGATGTCGAACTGGACCTTTTCTGCGTGTTCCATTATTGTGACCTTCTTTCTGTAATTTTTGTTATGAGATTTAGTACTAGCGCCAGAATATTTATTCAGTTGGCGGTGTCGATGACAACCACGACAAGTTCCATCTCAAACTTGTCATAGAATTCCCCGACAGTCAGCTGAGTCTGCTCACCCAGCACCAGCCAGAAACCGTCCCTGGTGTTGTCGCTCGACAGGAACATGAACCGCTGGCCGGAGACAAGGACGACGGTCCCAGGGACGGTAATTTTCCAGTACCCTTCCGTCCTGATCTCACCGTTACGAATGACGAGAAGAGGCTTGTCGTAGATAGTTACCATTGTTTTTCTTCTTTCTGTTGTTGTTTGTTATTACCAGATAGCTGGAATGAGCCAGTAGTAAATGACGTTGGTCATACCCCACAAGGTGATTACACCGACTACGAAACTAGGTATAGCATAAATGATAATAACAGCTATACGATCTTGTGGACACTTCCAAAAGTAGCAGCCAGCAGCGAACATAGCTACTGTGGCAGTGCCCAGAATCACGATCAAAATCACGCATATTACGATAGTGTTAAACGTTTCCATTATTGTCTTTCTTTACTTTTTGTTGTTGTTAGCCGATGGGGCCGAAAATTGCCTGGTAAATAGAGAGAATAGTAGAAATGATCAGCGGTGCTACCAACAGCACACCGAGAGCGCCGATCATTACAGCGAAGAACCTATTACCAGGACTGCCAGCCTTCCACAGATCACGAGCTGCAATGAACATAACAACCGCAAAGCCAATAACTAGAATGATAACCGAGAGTCCGCCGATTCCCATTAAAAAGTAATCGAACATTTTTCCTCCTGGGATCTATTGAAGCTCTTCTTTCAAACCACCATCGTGGATTTCCCCATTGTGGTAGTTAATATCCCAATGGTTAGCGGTATTGAACACTGTAATGTGCTCGGAAATGGACTGGTCGCACGATTCCATGTCGATGGTGACGGTGCGAGGGATCAGTTCGCTGTTGATGTAGTTGGGTGTCACAGCATAGTAGAGCGGGCACTGTGCGTTGGCTGGGTTATCCAGGTAGTCACGCGCCTTGGTCTCTGCATATGCCATGCCACCAGTGTGATTGTTGTCGATGCCGACATTCTGGGTACGTGTTCCGGTGACAAGGTTTTCCTTCACGGGATCTCCACCGAGAGAATCAGCGATCATGTGTGAGCGATTCCAGAACCATCCGTAATAGGGTTTGTCGTCTCTGCCATAGGTGGCACTATAGATGGTGACCTTTCGGTTCTTTTTGGGCCATCCGGTAGGGTTGACGTTGATGTCCTGTCGGCCACGCTGCTTGGCTTGGAGCCTACTCTCGGTGGTGAGAACGCCATACGCACACGTAGGGCGACTCAGCTCGTCGAGAGGGCAGTAGGTGATGGTGCCATCAGAGGATGCGTCAGTCTGGTACGGATGCTGCGCCGGGCCTCCGATGCTATAGTAATTGCTGGTGGTGCCAGGTTGAGCACCAGGCTGTTTTGCTCCCTGATAATCCAAAAGGCCGATCAAACATGCTATCGATGCGATGCCTGCCGCTATCCAAAGGATCATTTTTACTATTGTCCACCAAAGTGGTTCAAGTTTGTATGGATACATTATGTGTCAAGTCCTTTACTATCTACGGGTTTCACCCGTGTGGTAATTGATGTCGTAGGTGGTTTCGACGTTGTAGATGGTCATTCGCTTGGAGAGCGACTGATCACACGTTTCAATATCAACTGTCAGGCTTCGTGGAATGAGCTCATCTGCCTCATAGTTAGCCGTCACCGCGTAGTACAACGGACACTGCGCGTTGTACTGGTCATCAAGATACTGTGCGGCAAGATACTCGGGGTATTGAAGGCCGTTCTTGAAATAGCCATTACCCTTATGCCCAGAGTTATTCAGGTGTTCGGTTCCCGTGACGGTGTTATTGGGAACGAAGTCACCACCTAGTTGTGTTCCAAGCAGAGGGGTTTTGACCCAGAGTGGCCCGAAGTATTCAATGTAAGTGTTAGACTCAGGCCAGCCGCTGGGGTTGAAATCAACGTTGTGGCGTTGGTAATTTCTACCTTTCTCGCGGTTTTCTGGAGTCAGGAGACCGTAGGCGCATGTGGGACGACCATGATCATCAGGATCGCAGTAGGTGATTGCGCCTTCGCTTGGCTGATACGTGCGCTGTGCAGGACCGTCGAATGCGATGTATTTCTCAGATGATGAGAGTGCACCAGGGCCTGAGACGAATGGGTCGGGCTGTGTGAACTTCTTATGCAGTTCGATACAACTATCGATCAAGAGGAAGACAATGAAGATTGCGCCGATGAATGCGATGATGTGAGCAACCTTTTCTGGAATTCGGATTGTGCCGAAGAGGTAAAGGTCTGCTGTGGCAGGTTCTAGGTGTCGATGTTCTCGTTCTGGATGCATTGTTTCTCTTTTCTGCTTAGTGGGAGATAGATGGGCACCGACCATGGCCGCTGAGCAACCACGACACGTCGACACGTAGCATGTCTGCGAGCATGTCGAGATCTCCAAACGTGAGATCTAGCAGTTGACCCGTTACCGATCGAATGACGTTGTGGTCAGTGTTTGGATAAATCTGGTCACTGCGGAAGATGACTCGATCGATGAAAGCCTTTTGCGCGCTGTCATCTGTGATGTTGCGAATGTTGATAGCCATGGTGGGTGGTCTTCCTTTAGTTGGTTTGCACAGATGTAAGAGCATCGAGCGTCTGCGCAACCGTGTCACAGTGAGCGCCGTCGACGATGTAATCAGTGGCGGTCACGATGACGACGATCGGATCCACGTCAGCGCTGTTGACGTGAGCGTGGAGAGTGATGACGCTGTTGTTACGCTCTATGACATCGAAGGTGATGTCTCGGGCTTCGCTCATGAGATCGAAGGCAAGCTCATCTGCGCGATGATCGTGTACGTTGTAAGAACGGTCGGAGCGAGCGTTCTTCTGCTTCTTGGCCATGACGATATGGGTCTTTCTGGTAGGTGTATCAGGGGATGTATGGATCAAGTGCTCGATACGTTCCATGGGTGGGATGATTGGGGTTGTATACCCACAGACGTTGGTTCCACACAACAAGGACGGGGATTCCTGCTTGCTGCGCGAGGTCGACGCAGTTCCATGTGCCTCGGGATCCGTGGCCCTTTGGGTGATCAGGGAACGCAAGGCAAAGATCTGCTCCCAGCTCAACCATCTGCTTATTGCGGATGGGACCAGCGGCTCTGCCGTACTTCTTCCAGTCGGCTCGATGGATCTCAGCCTGGAGATTGAACAGGCGTTGTCCGTGGAGAGCGGCTTCGGTGTCGGCTCCTGTTGCGCCACCATGGACGATGACTGGGTTCTTCTGAGTCTTCTCGACGATCTCCTGCACAGCGATGAGCAGTGCATGGGAGTCATACGGTGTCCACTGGTGTGTGCGGGAACCGGTGATGAGCAAGCGGGGCAAACGTGTTGTCTCAGACATGTGGTTACTCCAAGCAAAAAGAGAGAGGTGGGGGGAATCAGTACGATTCCCGGCACACGGTAGTGTGCTTATCAAGAAACAAGCCGGTGCTTGCTGTAGTAGTCACGCATTGCGTCGTGGGTGATGACCTCATCAGTGGTGACGATGGGGAGGTGTACCAGATGAGAGAGCGATGATGATGTGTGTCGTGCGTAAGCATCTGCCCATGGAAGCTCGCGATACATTCTTTTGCTCAGTGCGGCGTGTGTCATGCTACCCATAGCAGCACAGACACGATCGATGAGAGCTCGCTCTGCATTGGTGAGAGCCGAGGGGTTACCGGAGGGCAGTTCTCCTGGTCGAATCAAGAGCTTGCCCCGATGAAGGCGGTAGAGCTCTGGGCTCACAGGGCCGACGATCCATGCGTGGAAATCCTCTGAAAACAAAGCGGATGCGTGGCGAACAAGATGTGCAGCCTGTGCGTAAAACGTAAGCTTATGGAGCTTCAGTGTCACCATTGTGCTCTCACGAGCGAGGATGTATGCAGCGACATCCACGATGGATACAGATGCGGTCATGGTGTACCTCTTCTTTCTTCTGTCTTGTGAGGGGGGGGAGGGCCGGTACCAACAGTACCAACGGATCATGATGATGCTCGGCACACGGGAGTGTGCCAAGGCTCTGTGTTATACTTAGTTATCAGGAAAAACAAAGAGCCACAACATAGATACAACAAGCAAGACAGGAGGTTGTAGTGGCAGTGACTAATAGAAAAGCTGGCGAAGCAGGAGAGCCGATGGTTCGGCTCAATGTGCGCATGCCGGCGAGTGTGCGTGACAAGGTAGATTACTGGGCCGAGAAAGAGGGCCTCAGTGCCAATGAGTTCATCATTGAGTGCATCGATGGTCACGTTGCTCGTAAGAACGGAGATTATGATCTACCGACACTAGAGCAGGCGCGTCTAGCCCAGCTTGTGGATGCGCAGATCTCGTTGGCCAGCAATGTTGCCAACCTCGAAAAGACTGTCATGTCGATGGCGTCGACAATCATCGGTCTGACTCGTGGTGATAGCTACCTGTTGGATGATGAAGATGGCGAAGAGTGACAAGAGAGCGGGAGTGAACGATGAGTGATTTCGAGTACGATGAGCCATCGCCTGAGGTGTTTGATCCGTTGTACGCGGCTCAGAAGCAGCTGCGTGAGCGTATGAATCAGCAGCCAGCCGTTGTGTCGGCGCGCTCTGCGCGTGTTGGTAATACAGCTACGGGGGCAGCGTTGAACGCGCGTCGTCAGTCTGGTGGCGGTGCAAACGGCAGTAACAACGCTGGTAGTGCTGCGCCAGCGGGTGGCTCTGGTGTTGGCTCTGCGCCGCCTGAGCCGCAACGTAATGAGCCTGATGATCTGATTACTGAAGCTGATAGCGCTGTTGCTGATCTCGATGAAAAGACTTCATCTGTTGGGGAGGCACACCGCGATGAGCCCATCGAGCACGGTGAGCCGGATAGCGATGCTCAGCAGCCCCAACAATCAGTAGAGCGTTTGTATGAGCCTGTGCCGATGGCATTGCGTCATCGCGACGGTAGTGAGATCCCTACGACGATCGAGGGCGATGTTCGTTTTGCTTTTGATGGTGATTCGACAAGGCCGCGAGATTTGCCTGCCATCATCGTGCAAGCGATCAGAGACGAGCTGACGCGCCTGGGTGCACCAGAGCTTGGTGCTGCCCCAACACCAAAGACGCAGAGCAAAACGCTGTCATCGGGTTCGTTGATCACAGCGTTGGTGATGAGTGCGCTCGACATCGAGATCCCCGGTGTGGACGAGAACACTCGGCGTGCTGCTGAAGTGTTGCGCACAGGCCAGGGCCGTGTGGCTGCGATCGAGATGAAAGTCGAGCAGGTGCTGGATAACCAGCAGCGCGCCCAGAAGGATCTCGATGTGATGACGAAGCGTGCGCTCAGCGCTGAGAAACAGCTCTATGAGCTGGAGCTCATGCTCACGTGGCTGCTCGTCGACAAGACTGAGCCGCGTTTGTTCAACAATGCTCGGGCTACGTCGATCGATCTGACCCACAAGACAGTCGTCGATGCGCGTGCGAAGCTTCGGGAAAAGGCCCGAGAGCTGAGCAAAGACGAGTCCGTGCAACGCGGCAATCTGAAGATCGTGGAGTGACGGTTGCGCTACCCTCGTACCGATGATAGAATTGCCTCATGAATGAAGCAAAACTATTTTCCGAGGGTAGCGCGACTGACCTGGTTTGCCGGGGTTGGTCGCGTGAGCGTGTCATTGATGCCACCGGCATTGATCCTGGCTATCACAATTCTTCGATGAAGACTGAGTTGAAGGGCGTTGATCGGACAGCATACAAGATCGAGCATGTGCGGCAGCGTGTCGTACAGGAGACTGTGCGCGACGTGTTGGAGCGCTATGCTACGTGCGATCTGGACAAGGCAGGTCTCCTGGAGCAGCTTGGACTGTACGACGCGGTGAATCTCATCAAGCTCTCTGAGCTGTATGCAGCTCTGGATATGGGTGAAGAATTCCGCGATGCCGATCGTCGTTTTCGTCGTGGCACTATGCAGGCAGGTATGATCGCTCAGCACGGCACAGACAACCCGTTCAAGCTCGATGAGTATCAAGAGAAGGCGGCTCAGACACGTGAAGAGCGCTACGGTGCTCGGTACACGCTGGCTGAGGGTTCGGTGTTTGCTGACGAGGCTCGGAAGAAAGCCCAAATGTCGTTGGAGCCTATACGTCGAGCTAAGCGTGAGCGAACTTTGGCCCGCAAAAAGCGCGAGCGTGAGGAACGTCAACGTGAGCGCGCAATTTATGGGTATCACCGTCGTTGTTTGACTGATGAGGAAAAGGCGGTGGCGAATGAGCGACGTATCGCAACTTCACGTTCGCGTTACGGTGTTGATCATCTGTCTCAGCGCACGTCGTTTAGACAGGAAGTATCGCAGTACATGCGTAATCCTGAGAATCAACAACGCATTCGAGCGAACACTGTGAAGACCAATCGGGAACGATATGGTGTCGCTTATACGATGCAGCTACCTGAGCGTCGTTGTGAACAGTCGCGTCGGATGAGTGATCCGTCGCATCAGCGTCGTATCGTTTCTGCGAAGCGCGAAAACGGTACATTCGATACCTCGTCATCAGAGGACGCACTCTATGAGCTGCTCGTTGAGTATGCGGACCAGCTCGGTATGACCGTGGTGCGACAGCATCGTGATGAAGAGCGCTATCCATTCGCTGTCGACTTCTATATCCCTGAGCGTGATCTGTTCATCGAACTCAATGGCTCGTGGTCGCATGGTGGGCACTGGTATGAGGTCGATCGCGAGATGGACCAGAAGACAGTACAGACCTGGTGTAAGAAGGGTGAGAAGTCGCAGTATTACCTCAATGCGCTTGGGACGTGGACTGAGCGAGACGTGCGTAAGCGTGCAGCTGCTCGCGAAGCGCAGTTGAATTATGTGACGCTGTGGGATGGTTCTGAGTCTCTGGGGGATGCTCATCTGTGGTTTGCTCTCGGGGCTCCTGATGGCCACGATTGGGATCGTGAGTACTCCTGGCTCGATCTACCTGAATCTCTGATTGATCTCAGAGAAGGTTTGGAGAAGCAAGTGCAGCAGTGGGTGGATATTGATGTCACGAATGCTGGTTCGCGGCAGATCTCTTGGCTTGCCCGTAGTGGCACGTGGGAGACGTTTTATGCGCGCGAGTTGCAGATGTGGGAGGTCGACGAGGTTCATCATCGCAAGTGGGGTCGTCTGCGTGCACGCCTGCTCGCTAACCGGTTGCACTATCTGGGTAAGCTTCCTGAGTCGGCTCTGGAGGTCGTGCGAGGGTTGGCGATCAGCGGTGAGATTCGGTCGTACTCGACGTTCGCCAACACCGCTATGCTGGCTGTTCTCGATCGGTATGAGCCGACGCACATGTACGACCCGTGCAGCGGGTGGGGTGAGCGTATGCTCACCTGTGCTCAGCGCGGTGTGACGTACACCGGCACAGACATTTCTGAAGCCGTGGTGCAGTCTCACCAGGGTCTTATCGATCGTCTAGGTCTGACGAATGCCAGTGTGTCGCTTGGTGATAGCGCTACTCGTGATATGCGCAGTGGCTCGCATGAGATGGTTCTGACCTGCCCACCGTATGGCGATACGGAGATTTACACCTCTGAGGGTGCTGAGAATCTGGATGACGAGGCGTTCTTGGAATGGTGGAAGCAGGTTGTCTTCATGAGTGTTGCTCCGTCGACGCGCGTTTTCGCCTTCCAGATCAGTGAGAAGTGGCGCAAGCGTATGTCGGCAGTGGCTCAGAGGGCACTAGGCGAACAATGGCACCTGGCAGATGAGATCGATGCGTCGGCATCGCGTAATCATTTCCAGCGAGCACAGTCGCGTCAGAAGCATCGTGGTGAAACGATGGTGGTCTTTGAACGACTCTGATATACTCGTTATACTCGTATATGAACGTTTTCGATGATTTGGAGGATATATGACGGTTGGAATTCTCACTGAGAAGCCGAGTGCAGCGCGTAATTTCGCGAAGGCGCTTGGTGGTCAGACTGGAACCTACAACGGTGAGAACTATGTGATCGCGTTTGCACGCGGTCACCTCTTCGAGCTGAAGCAGCCGGTGGATCAGGTGGATCCGTCGAAGCGCACGCAGTACGCCTCATGGGCACTGAGTGATCTTCCGTGGGATCTGAACGATCTCGCGTTTGAGCGAGAGAAGAAGGATGGGGTGTCGAAGCTTCTGTCCGACATCCGTACGGCGTTCCGTTCCTGCGATGAGATTTGTGTGGCGTGTGACGTAGATCCTAGTGGCGAGGGATTTTTGCTAGCTTGGGAAATCATTGCTGCCCTCGGACTGAACACAAAGCCGATCTCGCGCATGTATTTCACTGACGAGTCTCCGAAGTCGATTCAGAAGGCGTTTGTTGCTCGTAAGAGGGTTACCTCGGCGGACGATCACGACGAGTACCGTATGGCGTGGCTGCGATCAAGGTGGGATTTCCTCTCCATGCAGTGGACCCGAGTCGCATCCCAGCTTGCAGGACAGCGTACTGTCCTGCGTCAGGGTCGACTGAAGTCGGCCATGACTGTGCTCGTGGGTGATCAGTTGAAGGCCCATAAGTCGTGGAAGAAGGTGCCGTTCTACGAGCCCCGATTCCGCGATGAGAATGGCGTGATGTACTCGGACCCTGATGCGCAGCGATGTGCTCGCGAGGCAGATGTGGATCTCAGCGGTCTGCATGCATCGAGCGTGACAGTGGACTCTAAGACCATGAAGCGATCTGGCCCGCCTCGGATGCTGGATCTGGCTGGTCTGTCAGCACTGCTGAGTGCCAAGGGTGTGAAGGCGGCGGACGTGCTGAAAATCTATCAAAAAATGTACGAAGCCCAAGTCGTCAGCTACCCCCGTACCGAAGACAAGCACGTCACCAAGGAACAATTCGCGGAGCTTGTCAGTAATGCTCCTGCGATCGCACGTGCTGTTGGCATTGATCCAGCTCTGTTGACACACACTGCTGCCAGGTCGACTCACGTCAAGGACTCGGGTGCACACGGTGCAAACCGTCCTGGTCCGAATGTTCCTCAGTCGCTTGCGGACGTGGAGGCGAAGTACGGCAAGACGGGTGCCATGATCTATGAGCTACTGGCTCGGTCTGCTCTCGCTGTTCTCGCGGAGGACTACGAGTACGAGGCTCAGAAGGGTCACGTCACTGACTTCCCCTCCTACACGGGTTCGTGCTCGGTGCCGAAGAAGCCGGGTTGGAAGGCTGTTCTCGGTGGTGCATCGATGGCAGACGATGACGACGACGAGAACAACGTGACGGGTTTGGGTACTCAGGCTCAGCCGTTCGTTCACGAGGGTGTTCCACCGCGTCCTGCGGCTCCCACTGTGAAGTGGCTGATGAAGCAGTTGGAGCGACGTGATGTGGGTACGGGTGCAACTCGTACGTCGACGTTCGCTGAGGTGTCGAGCTCGAAGGCTCGGTATCCCCTCATGACCGAAACGAGGGGCAAGATCAACCTGACGGAGCACGGTGACATGAGTTACCGGCTGTTGCCGGGTACTCACATCGGTGATCTCACGATTACCGAACGAGTGTTTTCTGACATGAAGGCTGTGGCCAAGGGTCAGAAGAATGCAGACGACGTTCTGGCTGAAGTGGCCGGACTGATCACAGATGATATTGCCGTGATGACGGCGAATGCACAAACAATGCGAAAGGAACTTGGAATGAGCGAATTTGTCGAGAAGGAATACTTCGAGGGTACGTGGGCCAAGAACGGTCAGCACGTGAAGTTCAACCGGACGTGGAGCGGTCATCGCTTCACGGATCAGGAGTGTATGGATCTCCTGGCTGGTAAGGACATCGAGATTACTGCCACGTCTGCGAAGACGGGTAACGATTTCAGTGTCGTTGGCGCTCTCGAAGAGAGCGAGTTTAAGGGCCGGAAGTTCGTCGGCTTCAAGGCTGATTTTAAGAAGCCCACCGCTGCTGCCAAGAAGGGCGTTGCTCCCAAGTCGATGCTCGGTGTGAAGCTCACCGATGAGCAGCGTGAGAAGATTGAGGCGGGTGAGAAGGTGCTGATCAAGGGCATGAAGTCCAAGAAGACTGGCAAGACTTTCGATGCGTACCTGTCCCTGGAAGACAAGCCGGATGGGACGCGCGGTATTGCGTTCTCGTTTGACAAGTGATGTGACGGATGTGAGGTAAGAAAGGAGGGTTGTGAATGGCTGTCAAAGAACGGTATTCCATTCCCGTCTCGCTGGATCGGACGATCCTCGATCATGAGCTGAGCCTGTCGAATAACTCGGTGAAGCTGAAGCCACTTCCGATGAAGGTGATCTTCGCCTGGATTGGTAGCATTGTGATCCTCATGTGGCTGCTCATGGGCACACCACTGAAGGGCGCAAGTTTCGGCTATTTGGTGTTCATCTCGATTTGGTGGATTGCTGCCACGGCGTATTTCGCTGCGTACTCGAAGACTAAAGAGATGCGCGGTGAGATGATCATGGCTCTATTCGACTATCTTCCGAAGACGGCACGTAAGGTGCTGACGCGATCTGATTCGAGCCCCGGTCAGTTCCACTCGATTGTCGGCATCAAGGATGTCGACGAGAAGACGGCTTTCATTACCTATGCGGATGGCATGGTGGGTCAAGCTTATGCTGTCGTGGGTTCTGCGTCGCGTCTGCTGTTTGATCAGGACCGAAATGCAATTCTGAACCGTAACGATCGTTTCTATCGCAAGTTGGAACCGGGCGTCGAGCTAGAGTTCATCACCACGAAGGAACCTCAGCGCGTTCATACACAGATCGCAACGCTAGAGAGGCGTAATCGTGCTTTGGATCCTGAGGCTCGTGATCCTGAACTGGTTGCGCTCATGGACGAACAGTACGAGTCTTTGAAGAGCTACGTGGGCTCCAGTTTCTTCAGCATCCATCAGTACCTGATTCTCATTGCCAGCAATGAAGAGGATCTACGCAAGGCGCACAACCTGCTCGATGCCGAAGCGGCTGATTCGTCGCTGATGTTCAAGCAAATCGCGATGCTCACGTATGATGAGACGATCGAGCTCCTGCGGACTCATTACGGACCCGTCGTCACGCACTGATCTGTGTGTCACAGAGCCAACAACCCCGGATGGTAACGTCCGGGGTTGTTGTGGTTGTTGCGTATCTAATGCCTCCAAACAGGTACTGTGCGATGGGCTTTTGCCTGGTTTTCGTGTAGAATAGCCTGAGGAACGACCATAATCGGTCTTCAATCGACCACGACAGTAATTATGATGGAAAGGAGTGGCATCTATGGCGAAAAAGGATAGTGTCACGAATGTGATCGCATCGGATGAGTCATCGCCGTGGGGCATGGCGACCTCTCGCGTTCGCGAAGCGAGTGCCTCGATGGCTGCTGATGAGGCGCGCGATCGTGCTGCATCGCAGCAGAGAAGCCTGAAGGGTATGTCTCGTAAGGAGCGTAAGGCGCTGTTCTCGAAGACCAACGGGGCAACGTTCAAGGAGTATGCACATCTGCTCGCGGTGAAGCCTCGCCAGGGCTATGTGTTTCACAGCGACTATTTCGAGATCGATGGTAACGTCGGGTGCATCCTGGGCTACTTCCACGACGAGAGCGCCCGCGATGAGTTCCCTCCGTTCTGGGGTGTGAACCTCATTCCGTATCTGCCTCAGAATGTGACGGCTGTTCTGCTTCAGCAGGTCTCGCGCGTGACTGAGTCCTGGCTCAAGGACAAGATTAAGGCGTCTGAGCGCCTCGATCGTCTCGAAGAGCAGGAGCAGAGCGAGAACGGCACGAAGTCGTCCCGTCGTAAGGCATCGAAGGTGTCTGCTGAGGTGGAGCAGGCGATCGCTGAAATCCAGGACGGCGCTGCCTACCTGTCTGTGCACTACCGCATTCTCTTGAAGGCTCCCTCGCTAGAGATCCTCGATGATGTCATCGATGATCTGCGTCGTCGGTACATTGACAGCGTGGGCAACCTGTCGATCGCTGCGCACCCTGGCCTTCAGCGTCAGGAGTTGGCGACGTTGTTTGCACCCAATGCGTCGAAGAAAGGCAAGGGTTTTCACTTCACTTCGACTGAGCTGGCGGGTGCGTTCAACCTTGTCACCAACGGTCTCAATGACCGTGGTGGCGAGTTCGTCGGCTACATGGTCGGTGACGTGAACAATTCCGGCGTCCTCATGGACGTGGATCAGTACAGTCATCACGTGGTGGTTGCCGATGATGAGAAGTCTCGCGCTGAGATCATGAACAAGGCTCAGGTGGCCGATATGTGGGGATCGAAGATCTCGCAGGCGGCACTGATCAACAACAAGCGCGTTGTGCACATCATTCTCGATGGCGCTGATCTGACGGGTGTTCTCGGTCCTCGTATGGACACGATCACTGCGCGTATCGACATGTCGCAAGGCGATGTCAACCCCTTTGAGGTCTTCGGTGATCGCAAGGATCAGCTCTCGTTGTTCTCGACTCACCTGGAAAAGATGGTGCTCCTGACCGAGCAGGTGTATCAGCCTACTGATGACGATCGGACGATCATCCAAGGTCAGCTGAAGGACACTCTGGAACAGTTCTATGTGGATCAGAACATGTGGGCGCGTAACGCGAAGGACAATCAGGATCGTTTGCGTCTTGTGGGCGTGCCTCACGATCAGGTACCGCAGCTGAAGCTGTTTGTCACGTATCTCGATCAGCGCTATAAGGCGCTGACCGGCAGGGCTAACCGTGACGATGAGATGGTGCATGCATACTCTGTGCTGTCTTCTGTTTTCAAGTCCATGCTGAGTGCAAACGGTGATTTGTTCAACGTCATCACGAACGATGTCATTGACGGAACCCAGAAGGCTCGTCGCGTCATCTATGACTTCTCGGCTCTGGTGGATCGTGGGAAGGGTGTTGCGATGGCACAGCTCGTCAACGTGCTGGCGTTCGCGGCTTCGGCCTTGGGCGAAGGTGACACTCTCATCATCCACGGTGCTGAGCTGATCGATAAGGGCGTGAAGCCGTACATGGCTGAGCAGTTCCAGCGCCTCTTCCGTCGCAATGGTCGTGTCGCCCTGTGCTACAACGGCGTGAAGGCGATGCTGGATGACTCGGAGTTCAACCACTTCGATGAGGCTGATTGGACGGCGCTCGGTGCGATGAGCGACGCTCTCGTACCTGTGTACGAGAAGAAGCTGGCCAAGCAGATTCCTGTCGACATGACGAAGGTCATCACTCGGCGAGGCGAGGGGCTGACGTTCTTGCGACGAGGGACGGTCAACGTTGTGTTCAAGCGTGACCTTGCGCTCGGTCTCCACGCTCATGTGCGCGACATTACCTACGATGGGAGTGTTGCTCCTGGTCGACACAGAGGGTCTGTGATGGCCCGGCAGAAAGCCCGCAAAAACGCTGAAAGGAAGAACAAGTGAACAAGAACCATGAAAAGAAAGGAGAGAGTTTGATGCTCACAAGCCGTGTTCGAGCAGTTCGGGGCTTCACCCGTGCGATGTCTTTTGTAGCAGCTGTGCTCATTGCCGTCTTTGGTCTCACCATGATCGGCGGAAGTGCATATGCTGGTCCCAACGACAAGGACAAAGCTGAGAAGTACAATTTCTACACTTTGTCGTCGAACGTCACTGCCTATTTCTCTGAGGCGGCTAAGCCTGGTGATGGCGATGGTCTCTCGGCGGAGGAAGGCTGGACGACGATCGCTCAGAATGCCAGTGAGGGGGGTGCCTTGATTGGTTACGGGGATAACGATATATCGAATTTCTCTGGCTGGTTGGTCTCGGCAACTACCGGCGCATCTAATGTCATTGGCTATGATTCGTTGAAGGTTCGTGATAACGAATCGAGCAGCGCAAACTCTGCGTACAGCGGTGTTCTTGCATACGCGCAGTACGGCTCGCTGTTGAACTCGTTGGGTCTTGACTCCACGTCGACGGGATTGGGTCTCCACTTCCAGAACATGGTGTTTGGTAGCATTATGGCGTTGCTGTATTTGCTCGCTGGTGGTATCGATACGATCTTCTCGGCTGTGATCTGGTTGCTCGAAACGCTGAATCCCTTCAAGCTCTTCTTCTCTGCGATCTCCGCATCGAGCACGGCAATGGCCAATGGTATGACCGGTGGACAGGGTGTGCCGGTGTGGATGCAGAGTTTGGATACGTGGTTCAGTGGCTGGTATCAGGCGCTTGTGAACCTGTCGTGGACCGTGCTCGTTCCGTTGTTCATTTTCACCTTTATCATTTCTTCGCTCATGTGGAAGAAAGGTAATGCGCTCAGTGGCTTGAAGAAGCTGGTGATTCGCATGCTGTTCCTGGGTGTGGGTCTGCCTCTCATCGGATCGATGTACACGGCCTCTTTGGGTGTCATGAAGGATGCGACGGCGGGTGCTGGTATGGGTGCGACGCGCGTTGTGATTTCCACGTTTGTGGACTTCGAGAACTGGGCAAAGGGGAACCGTCTTGCGGTGCCAAAGAATGCCACGCTTCAGTGGGATTCGTCCAAACAGGCTCCGACTGGCGATTCTGTGAACAAGTTGCGTCAGACGACTGTGGCGATTAACAAGCTTGCTAATAAGGGTGCTTTCACGCAGGTGGCAGACATCAATGTATCCGGTCTCGGCTCTATCTCTACGGAGGCTGCGAATGCCGATACATCATCGAGTGGTGGTCTATCTGCGAACGCTTATGTGGCATCTATGCAAATGCTTCTACGCTATACGATTGCTCAGACGTATCAGGCGTCCGATTTTGATACGGCTGTCAAGGGTCGTATCAGTCAGCAAGCATCGAACGGCCAGGAGCAGGTCAAGAACTGCGCGACGACGTGGTTTAATGTTCAGTCTGATGGTTCGACGAAGGCTGATGGCAAGTCGTGCTCTGCGACCAAGGCATCGGATAACCCGGTGCTGAAGGTTCGTGAAGGTTCTGGTCTCCAGGTGTCTGGCGAAGAGGGTGTTATTACGTTTACGACGCCTTCTGATGGTTGGTATGGTGGAGATTGGGTGGTTTCAGGTGATAATTTCCGAAGGGCCAACATGTCTGCATTGTCCATGTATAACTACTTGAATACGTCGTTTAGCAAGAGTTCAGCAACGGTGTATTCGTCGAGCAATGCTGTGTCCTCTGCGACTCGTGAGTACCACAACTCGGTGAACCTGGTTGGTTCTGCTGGCGTGAGCTGGTTGTACTGGGTGAACGGTGCTGTGACGCTCTTGTGCTTCATCGTTCTTGGCCTGGGATATGCATTCGGCATGTTCACTGGTGCGATCAAGAACTCGCTGCACATCATCACGGCGGTTCCGTTCGCTACGCTGGGTTCCATGGCAGGTATCGCGAAGGTGGTTATCTACACCTTTACGATGATTACCGAGATCATCGCAACCATGTTCATCTACCGTCTCGTCCAGGAGATCATTCTGTCGATTCCGAGCATCTTCGAAGGCGGCTTGGAGCACATGTTCAACTCGATGGGTGGTTTCGGTGTCTACCTGAAGAACAGTGGTAACGTCACGCTCTTTACGTCGTTGGTGTCTACTGTGCTGCTGATTCTTCTGACGTGGAAGATGATGCACTTCCGTGGTGCGTTCGTGAAGGGTCTCAACGAGGCTGTCACGAAGATTGTCGATAAGTTCTTGGACACGAATGTCGCGCCTCCCGCTGGTGGCGGTAAGCTGATGCCCGCTCTGGCTGGTGGCGTTGGTGCAGGTGTTGGCTCTGCTGCTGCTAACCGTCTGATGAGTGGCCGAGGTGGTCTGGGCTCTGGCTCGGGTCGCGGCGGTGCATCGAGCGGCCTCATGGCTGGTTCCGGTGGTATCCAGGATGGAAACGGTGGTGTCTCCGGCATGGGCGGTGGAATGCTGCCCATCAACGGTACCGATGGCCCTGGCCCCGATGAGATCGGCCCTGGTGCATCCGGTGGTGATCCGAGTGCGCCTGGTGGCGGTGGCGGTGGTTTGCTGCTCAGCGACGGGTCGGGCGGTGTGAACGTTGACAACAGCACAAGCAATGACAACTCCAGCGCACTGATGACATCCGAGTCGGATCGTCAGCTCGCAAGTGAAGTCGATGCTCGTGGTGGTTTGTCTGAACCGGCTCAGATCGAGGCTGGTCCGCAGGCTGATGCAGCTGCATCGAGCAAGGTCGCCAACAACGCCGATGACGCTATGAGTGAGACGGCAGGGTCGATTCAGTCGACGATGGACGCTCACAACAAGGCTGATAAGGCGCGTGTTGATCAGGCAACCTCCGGTGTGAAGGCCGTGTGGCACGGTGGTAAGGCAACTGCCAAGGCTTACTCCGGTGATGTCGCGGGCGCTGCTCAGGATGGCCAGAAGGCCCTGGGTGATGTCCAGAGTGCTCAGACCAAGGGTCAGGAAGCGAAGGCTCACCGTCAGTCGGCTGAGGCTCCGCGTCCTGTGCAACCCGCGCGTCAGACGAGCCAGCCGCAGTCCCAGCCGTCTCAGCGTGGTGCTGTAGGTGCTCAGCGTCAGCAGGTTCGTCAGCCTCAGGCGCAGCCTCAGCAGCAGGCACCGACGCAGACGCAGGCTCCCGCACAGACTCCTGCGCCGTCTCGACTGGCACCGTCCCGTGGTGGTAGTTCTCGCTCGCTGAGTGCGCCTCGTCAGGGCGCGTCGCAGATGCCTGTGAAGGGTAGCTCTCAGGGTGCATCGGGTAAGGCGGGCAAGGGCCTGAAAGGCGTGAAGCCTTCGGGTGGTTCTTCAATGCCGCCGATGCCCTCGTAAGCGCAGAGCGACGGTGTGAGAGTGTTCATGTGACACTCATGACGCCCTCGATTATGCTGGATCTCCAGTGTGATCGAGGGCGTTTCACTTGCTCGATGCACGTGGGTTGTGTAGTATGTATCTAGGTCATGAGTGTAGGCATCTGACAACCCGCCGGGCTCTGGCCAGATGCACATGTCAGCTATTTTCAAACGAAAGGAGAGATCATGTCTCTCGATATTCTCGCTACTCAGACGATCGATGTCCTCAACGCCCAGGCGAATCGTGCACTCTTCGCGATCGCGGATCACCCGCTTGTTGCGGACTGGGATCTGAAGAGCTTCCTCGTCAACGCGACGACCTACATCAAGTTCATTGGTGGTTTGGTCATCGTGCTGCTCGGTACGGCTGCGGTCGTGTGGGGCGCTTACAAGTTCTTCAGCAAGTTGTTTGGTGGCCAGTCGGCCGCTCAGACTTCTTGGGTGACTGTCGCGCTGCTCATCATTATCGGTGGTGCAGCGATGGCCGGTGGTGGCTCTCTCGTCTTCGGTATTGCCGAGGGTGGTAAGACCACGATTGAGGATCTCGGCGGAGGCACGATTCTGCCGTATCTTCTGACCATGTGGCCGTGATAGGTTAACAGCGCAACGATGGTCAAAAGGTCACTGTGACAGCCGGGGCCGGTTCATCCGGCTCCGGCTGTTGCTATCCACACGCACTCCCAGATTAAAAACATAGAACACGAATCGAAAGGATCACAATATGGCATGGGGTAAAGGTAAAAAGAACGGTGAGAATCAGAATGTATCTGTGGATGACGTTCGTGATGATGCCGCTGTAGACACTGTAGTGGCTGACGATACCTCGTCTAGTTTCGCTGCGAAGTTTAAGGCATTCCAGACCCGCTTCAAGTTTGATTCGCACCACGCGATGGAGCGATTTGGTGTCGCTGTGGCTGTTTTCAGTCTGACGGGCGCAGCACTGTTGACTGGTGCGGGTGTGTCGTCGTACACGAATGCCCAGGAACAGCTCAGCGCGACGGCGATGTACACGCAGAGTTTTACGACCTCTCGCACGCAGGCAACCGGTCGCGTGATGGGTGTGTACACGGATCCGTCTAAGACTCGCACAATGGTGCTTCTCAATGCTCGTGACGAGGCACGTCTTCCCGCGAACGCGGATGACTACCAGGTGTTCCTGACGGGCACCGATCGCGAGCTCCATCAGCACTCGTTGAAGGGTAAGTCGATCACGGCTCGTTACGTGACGTTCGGTAACAACGCCAAGTACATGGCGGTTGTCCTGGATAATCCGAACGGCTTCGATCTTCAGATCCTTGATATGACGATCCGTATCAACCGAGAGATCTCCTACAAGGAGGGCGAGGGTGCTGCCAGTGAGCCCCAGTCCGGTGGATCGTCTTCGTCGAAGACTGACCCTAATGCAGGCGATAAGTCTTTCCAGCAGTACGATCAGATGCGTATTGCGTTCAATCCTGTGGCATCGGGATCTGTCAGCATGAACCTTGGAACGGCTGGTACTGATTTCAATGCGGGCGATGTCTACCACGAGGCTGTGACTCGTGATGCCGAGCAGAAGCTGCGTGATGAGATGGATGGTCAGTTGCTTCAGATGAAGGCCGATCTGGCGAAGATCGACCAGTACACCTCGCAGATCTCTACGACTTCTGTGAATGATCGTGGCACGATGCTTCAGCTCAATGAGCCTGTCGTTCCCGATGTCATCGCAGGCGATCAGGTGACTGGTCAGGATGCGAAGAGCAGCAAGACCGGTGAGTCGACGTTGTTCCTGTCGTCCAAGACTGTTGTGCCCGGTGGCTATGACTTCGATTGGCGACATGGCACTGTGAACGAGGGTTACCTCGACCAGGTTGTCCCTAAGGGCATGAGCTACGTGGACTTCATGAAGTCTCAGGCTGCGTTGTCGACTGGTTCGCCTGATTGGCAGAAGGTTGAGTTCACTCTGACCAATGGCACGCCGCTGACCGCGTACACGAACCGTGACACGTTTGTGAAGCCGTTGCTGGATCTACGCAGCAACCTCATCACGTCGTGGCAGACCTATTACGACCATAAGAAGGCGTACCAGGTCACGTCCTACAACGATCTGCTTAATCTGGAGATCGAGCTGCGTAATGTGCGAACGAACACAGTGCAGAATACAAATGCCGATGTGCTGACGTTGTACTGAGTGTGGGGCGTAACGAAACGAACGAAAAGGAGATAGGTATGAAACCAGAGGGGATTGAAAAGCTCCCTCAGAGTCAGGATGCCGGTATTGAACCGTCTGCTCAGCCTAATGAGCCCATGGACACGGGAACTGACACAGGAGCGAACGGTACCGATGTGATGGGTTCTGGTGGCGCTGAGCCCGGTGACGGTGGTCTGCTGGGTGACGGTATCCAGGGAGGCCAGGGTCAGGGCGGTGCTCGTAAGGCTGCGACCGGAGCTGCTGCCGGAGCAGCGGCTCCTGCTGCGGCGCAAGCTGCTGCGCTGACTGTGTTCCTCAATTGGCTCAAGACGGTGATGATGTCGATCATGGCGGCTGCTCAGTCGCTGTATTCCGCGATCGTCGGAGCTTTCGTTGCAGCAGCGAAGGCTGTGGTTGGTTTCTTCACGGGAGCCGGTGCGGCTGTTGCCAGCGCATTGGGCGGAGCTGTGTCGGCGGCGACCGCGACTGTTGCAACGGTTGTGGCAACGGCTGTTGGCGCAGGTGCTGTTATCGCTGGTGGTGCGGTCGCTCTGCGTGACGGTGATATGGCTGCTCGTAACGATGGGTTGCTGGAATCATGCACTGTGGCTGTCGAAAACGCAGCGAAGGCGGCAGACGGCGCTGTTGGTGATGTCTCGGCTAAGACTGAAGAGAACGCGAAGACTGTGTACTCTGTGCTCTCGGCATGGGGCATGTCCGATGAGAACATCGCCGGTGTTCTGGGCAACTGGTCCCATGAGTCGGGTATTGACCCGACTGGTGTGGAGACGATCTTTGACGAGAAGTTCACGATCGGTCCTCGTAAGCAAGACGCTGAGGCCAAGGGCTTCAAGATTGCACAGGTGGACCCGGCATACTCTGCCAGGTTCCCTGCGATCGATCTCATGGGTATCGGCCTGGGACAGTGGACCAATGGTCGTAACGCATTGCTCACCGAGTATGCGCAGTCGATTGGTAAGCCGTGGTCGACGCTGGAAACCCAGCTCGGCTTCATGATCTCCAAGGACGATCCGGCTCGCGTGGCTCAGGTGAAGGCTCTGATCGATAATTCCGAGGGCGGTAGCGTCTCTGCGTCGACCTCGTACTTCCTCACTAAGTGGGAGGGCATCAACGACGGTACGCTCGGTTCTCGCGAGAGCGCTGCTGGTACTTGGTTTGCCAAGATGGGCGGCTGGGAGAAGAACAAGTCTCTCGCTGATTCGATCCTGGCTCAGTCCGGTAGCGCTGTGACTGGTGCGAACAGTAGCTCCGTTGCCGCTGCTGCCAGCAAGTGCAAGTCGCACGGTGGCAAGGTGGATAACTCCACGATGGTCAAGGCTGCGATCTCTTACGCATGGCCGTACAACGACGATGGTAAGGGTAACGATGGCACCGACATCTACAAGTACCTCCACAAGGAGGTGCTCGGTGAGTCGGATAACTACTTCGCCTCGTGCGACCGTACTGTTGCTACCGCTGTTCGTTGGTCTGGTACTGACGATACGTACCCGGCTGGTGGCGTGTCCAACCAGCTAGAGTATCTTCAGGGCCAGGGTGGCTCGAAGTGGACCAAGATCGACTACAACGGCGACAAGTCCAAGCTTCAGCCCGGTGACATCCTCCTGCGTACAACTGGCGGTGTGTCGCACACGGTCATGTATGTCGGTGAGGATTCCGTGAAGGAAGTCTGGGGCGAGGGTAACTACGAGCCCCAGGGCGAGATCGTCTCGGGTTCGCTCAACGATCGTGCTCCGACAGTGGGCCAGTTCTACACTGGTTCGACGGGTCTCGATACGGACTACGTGGCGTATCGAAACACTACGAAGGAGTCTTCCTCGAAGTTCGCATCGGTGACGGTTCCGTCCACGATGCAAAAGGGTCAGGGTGATAAGAACTCTCGTCTGACCCCTGGTCCGTGATCATGTAGCATCACTCATGGCACCCCGTACTGGATGATTGCATCTGGTACGGGGTGCTGTGGTATAATTGATTATGTTGATACACGAGTGAAATCACGTCAGTGGAAAAGAGATAGAGAAAGGGAGTGATGACCATGGCAGATCGAATGAGCAAGCTCAGTGAATGGGCGAAGACACCAACGCCGAAAACGCATTGGAAGAGTGGCCAGGAATTGGCCGATGAGCTCGAACGTAAGAAGGCTCAGCGCGCCGAAAAGAAGGCTCACGACGACGGTGACGGTAAGAAGCGCCGCATCGATCTGAAGATCGCAGCAGGTCTGGGCTTGGCTGCAATGGGTATCGGTATTGCGATTGTGGGTACTCAGAGTGCACCAATCGATCGCAGCACTGAGATCCAAACGTTGACTGCGCAGGTTGCCCAAGCTCAGCAGGCATCCGAGGTTGTGCCCGATGTCGAGGGTGCGAAGGCCGCTGTGAATTCTCTTCAGGAGAAGAGTCAGCAGGTGGCCGATCTCCAGAACGAATACCGTGGATGGTCAACGAGCACCTCGGATGCGGATGCGCAGCGTGTGGCTGATCTACATGCTCGGCTTGCCGAGTTTGTGCCTGACGGTGCTGCCGTGCGTTGGTACGCGCCTCTGGCGAAAGACGCTTCGGGTCAGACGAGCGCATTGCCCGCTGATCAGTACGAATGGGAATCGGTTGTCACCTATGGCGTGACAGACACGTCGGCACTGCCGATTGCATGGCTGTGCAAGAGCTCTGATGGCACGCTGTTGGCGTGGACGACGGCCACATACGACGCTGCCTCGGGCACTTTCTCCGGTGTTCACACCGGAGTGACGACCGCTGGTGCGCGTCTGCTTGTCAGTGACGATACGGCTCATGAGAATGGAGTTGGTTGAGATGCCAGAGAACAAGAAGAAGCCTGTGATCGCACGATTTGGTGCGCTGATCGCAGGAAGTGCGATCCTCCTGGGTGGTGTCGGCGTTGCGGCGACGCACAGTGACCATGTGGCCGATGAGAATGCTCGCAACGAGGCTCAGGTGCAGCAGCTGCAATCGCAGCTCGCGTCGCTGGAAACGTCGACGACGAACAACCAAGAGGTTGTTTCGTCTGAAGCAACGGGTATGTCCCCAGCGCGTAAGCACAGCGATGACGAGAACATGAAGGCGATCATGAAGCAGGCGCTGACGTGGTCGAATGGCAATGAGTACATCTCTGCGCGACAGGCGCTCATCGATCGCTGGCATCTAGATGAGACCTCTCAGTTCCTCACGGTGTTCATGCCGGGAGAAGAGGCCGGTGCATGGCGTACGGACTCGTCCGGTAAGACGTATTTCGCCTATGAGGGCGCAAACTCGTCCCTCGACAGTTTCACGACCTCTGTGACAGACGTTGACGGCACGAAGTATACGTACTTCGCTGTCGTTGGCATTAAGACAACGAGCACCGATGGCAAGGCGACGAGTACGTCGTATTCCACGATGCGTTACACGCTTGATAGCGATGGATCGATCTCGGATATCACCGGTTGGGCCGGTGCTCCGGGACGTGATCGAACCTACTGAGCGATGATGGGTGCGGTCCCACTCGTTCTTCCACTTTTTCACCAATAACCTGAAAGGAATCTGTTATGAATCTGTCTTCTCTCATTAACACTGCTCGCACGCCTATGACTCTCGATGAGAAGGGCTCTATCAAGCGCAGCGCTCGCATGGGCGTCTATGTCGTGGCGCGCGTTATCGGCTTTGTTTCGTGGGTTCTTGTGAGCCTATGGATCATGCTGTGGGGTGCCCTGAAGGTCATCCCGAACATGGGTCGGCTTGTGCAAGACGGTCTTGGCGTGACGAGCGCGAATGCTCCGAGCACCGAGGCTTTCATCGCGTACTGGGTCGCCCCGATGCTGCTGATCACGATTGTGATCTCGGCTGGTGTGATCTGGCTGTGCGCGCTTGGGCATCGTGGTATGAACAAGGTGTTTGCAGCGATTCGCCGTTGGGTCGATCGTGCTGAGTTCGACACGAGCGCCAAGGCGCTTGATAAGTCTGACAAGCTGTCTGAGGCAGTGAAGAAGGCGAAGAAGGCAGAGAAGAAGTCTCGCCAACGCTGATCGCGTTGGGGTATCCACCAACCAACAAAGAAAGAAGGAACATGAGTACAGTAACCGGCATGAAGCGCTCCAACCGTTGGGCGCGACACGCACTATCGATGCGAGGTGTTGAGTCTCGTGAGGTCAAGGGTGAAGCTGATATCAAGGTGATCGTCGACACCTTGTACTTCACCAATCACGGGGCCAGGTCGAACTACCGGCCTGTCCTCCACGTCCGAGGTCGTCTCGTGGGACTCGTTCCCTACGGATCGCCTGAGATCGCCTATGGCGTGACAGAGGTGGATTTCGATCAGATGGACGGCGGTGCAACAACCGTCGATGCATTCTACGAGTTCACCGACGAGCAGCTGGTGTCGCTGGTCGAAAAGGGCTTTTTCAACGAGGGCTTCGAGCCACCCAGCGATTTGCTTAACCAGGTGTGGATGCTCCCCGCTCATTACGAGGGTGTTGTCATCGCACCTCGTAACGAGAACGAAGCACCCCTGGCATTTCTCGATGTCGTCGATCGAGATGGCTTGGTTGTCGACGCTGTGACATCGGGTCTGGATCTGTCCGACTACTTCCCGGACTACCTCGCTCAGATCCGTGCTCGTGATCATGAGAACGAGAAGTCTGTCGATCATGCGCTGGAGCGCACGGATCACGTGAATGACATCTTCGCTGGGATGGAGTCTCAGTTCGATGACGAGGGTACCGATGGTCGCACCAACGAGGCCGAGGGTGCATCGATCGCTCAGGCTCTCAGCGGTGAGTCGACCGTGCTACCCGTCATGGACTCGCCTCTCTTCGATGCGCTCATGCGCAACGCTCAGGCCGCTCAGCGTGCAGATGAAACTGAGGCCGAGGTTGCGCATGAGGCTGAAACCGAGATCCAGTCTGCTCCTGTTGTCCAGGCTCAGCCTGAGGTCGTTGACGACGCTGAGAATCAGCGCGCAACCCTGACGACGGATGCTCTGGCGTCGACCTTCCGTGAGGTCGTGGCCGATGTCATCAACACCTCGGTTGCTCAGAACGCGCCTGAGATTCTGGCTCAGCCTGAGGTTGATTCGATCAAGGATCTGCACGAGGCTGTTGCTGATGCCGAGCGAGACACGGAGCGAAAGCGTCTGTCGGCTCGTGAGGCTGTGGAGGCTGCGGCACCGGTCGCAACGGCGGACGAGATTGACGCTGCTGATCTCGATGATCCAGAATTCTGACATCATGAGCAGCAAGTAATGACAGGGGCGGTGGGGCATACCTGCCGCCCCTGTCAACGCCGTACTGTATGTATGTAACGATCTTTATTTAAAAAATAGATGCGATTTGAAGTAACTTGAAAGAAAGGTGTGTCGATACCAATGAGCTTGAAGCAGAGCATTGTTGTTGTCAACGAGTTCAGTGTGCCAACCCCAGGCTCGGGCAAGCACGGTGGTTCTCGCGGCGGCACACCCGGTGCTTACGTGATGCGCTACATGGCTCGTAAAGGCGCGACAGAGCCTGTGACACCCATTCGTCGACGCGACACCGAGGATTTCATCCTGCGTTACATGGCACGAGAGAGCGCCACAGAAAAAGCCGTGTCGAGGCATCAGCTCAAAGACAACGTGTTGCACGTGTCCGGTCAAGGCGGCGTTGCATTTGGCTATGGTCAGCCGTCACTGTCCGATGAAGGCGTGCGCCGTGCCAGTGCTGACATTCAGCGTTTGTTCGACGAGGGGCACACGGTGATGAAGACCGTGCTGTCTTTCAGCCCTGAGTATCTTCAGGAGACGGGTGTTGTTCCCAAGGGCTTCGTCGCACAGAACAAGGGCGATTATCGAGGTCACATCGACCAGATGCGCCTGCGTATGGCAATCATGCATGGCTTGGAGCGTATGGGTCATCGTTTCGATGACCTGCGCTACGTGGGCGTTATCCAGGTTGATACGTTGCATGTTCACTGCCACCTTGCCATGGTTGATGCTGGGCTCGGTCGACGTGTGCGTACAGAGAAGGGTATGCAACAGAAGGGCAAGCTCACCAGTACGGACATATCGCTGTTGCGACGAGGTGTTGACTCGTGGCTTGATGAGAACCAGCACGTGGCTCATATGTCCAGTGCTGTAGGCTATGAGCGTCTGAATGTGGCTGCGTTCGTGAAGCGTTGGGCTCATGAGAAGGTGCTCGATGAGTCACTGCCCCAGTTGTTGTTGGCGTGTCTGCCTGCTGACAAGACGCTGTGGCGGTACGGGTCCAATCGACCGGAGATGCGACGTGCGAACAGTGTTGCCACAGAGCTCGTCACGGAGTTGCTCGATCGCCCCGGTTCCCCTATGGCATCTGCGATGTTGGCTGTGGAGACCTACGCAAACCGTCGAGCTCAGCGAGAGGGTTTGGGCGATCGGGAGCGTCAGGCGCTTGTGCGGCGTGGTTACGAGACGATCATGGAGCGCAGCGTCAATGGTCTGTACCAAGTGCTGCAATCTCTCCCACCTGAAGCTCTTTCTGTGCGTACACCGATGCTCAACGTGATGAGCCAGGATGTGGAGACGCTCATGGCAACGCAATCTCAGCGCATGAAGACCCAGGCTCAGGGTATGAGCGCTGATGATGATCTGGTGGGATTCTCACTGCGCCTTCGATCGTATGGGGCTCGTCTGCGAGAGCATGATACGCAGCGTGAGTATTGGCGTATGCGTGCCGCTGACTGGGAAGCCGGTCTTCAGGCAGGCGCAGTATCCCCGCAGTCTGAAGTGATGCACAAGCTGTATCTGGAAGAAGAGGAATACCACGCCCGTTGCGTCAGTAAGTACCGATCGTTGCTCGGGCCATTGGCTGTGGGTGTCGACGGGCAGCGTCAGGATGACGACTCGTGGAAAGACGTGTTGGAGTCGGTGGATAAGCGACGCGAAGCAGTCGTTGGTCTCGAAGCTCTGCTGACAGATCGATCCATCCCGAAGATGAAGGACGCTGATGAAGCTGAGAAGCTTGGTGTTGTTGCTCACGGCGTGAGTGGTGGACGCTTGCTGGTAGCTGGTGGGAAAGCTGGACGGACCACTTTGAAGCAACGCTTGGAGCGCGCTCGTGCATCGTTGGCGTCTCGAACAGCCGATCTTGTGTCGATGCTGTCCGGGAAAGGACTTGTATTGCAAGCGATACAAGACGATGCGCGCAGTGATGATCAAGGTAAGCAAAGCGATGCTGTCACCGTGGTTCCAGGGGAGCGATGGGCGTTGTCTCAGACGAAGGGTATGGATCTGCACGACGTGCGTTCCGATACTGTTGTCGACATGGCGCTTGGTCGCCATGTTGCCGATCGGTTTGTGACCTGGGCGCGTAGGCGTCAACGTCTCATCGACGATGCACAAACGTATCTGCATGAGTCTGGTCAGGGAGACATCATCGAGATGGTTCTCCCCCTTGATGATGTCCGTCGTATGAATCGCGTTGCTGATGATCTGGAACGCCAGATGTCAGCGAAGAAGACCGGGGATCTCATTCTCACGAGTGCTCTCAGCGATGTAGTGCCGGTAGCAAAGCGTGTTCGCCGTAGTGCAACGGTGACGTTCGATGAAGGTCTTGCCGGAATCGTGCGGACAAGCACGTGGAGCGAGACTGAGCGTTTGGCACCTCAGCTGGAACAGGTGTTGGAAGAGAGCGAGACTCAATCGATGGATTCCGTGGATTCGATGGAACTGGGATGAGATTCGCCTTGACATTCAGGATTTCTTTCATCTATGATGAGAGAGCGCTGCATGGAACAAGTCCATGTATGTGAGAGGGCTGATTAACCCTCGACCGATGCTCTGCGGAGCAGGATTAGGAAGGAGTTGGTCTATTATGGCTACTCTACGTGGTAAGGACGCGATGAAGGGCGTTGAGTTGCTTGTTGTCAAGTATCCCAACGCCGAGACGAAGGACGGAAAGCGTGTTTTCCTAGACGCTATGGTGCGACCTGTTGAGGGCCTTGCCCCTCAGCGAGTGCCGCACTTGGCGTCGAAGAAGAAGGCCCTTGATGGTCGTACCGTGTACGATCACCAGGTTCCTTACAGTGCGTCTCAGCTGGACGCAATGGTTGCGGCTGCGGGTGACAATGTCATCCAGATGCCCGATCGGAATGGTAAGCCCGGCCCGCAGGTTATTGCGGTGAAGGCTGACCTTATGTCGGCTTCCGGCAAGCAGTCGGGTCTGGTGCTCAACACCAAGACGCTGAAGCCGTCTGAGCTGGGTCCGATCACCGAGAACACGCTTCCCGAGCTCTTCGCTCACACCAAGGCTGTCGCTGAGGCCGAGAAGGCTCGCAAGGCGGCTGAGAAGGACGCACAGGCTGAGGTTTCTGCCGAGGCTGCTGCGCCTGAGGTCGAAGCAGCGGAGATCGAGGATTCCGAGCCGGAGTTCTGAGCGTCTCACCCCAAGGGTTGAACCCCTACGCAACCGCCCCTGCTGGAGTAATCCAGTAGGGGCGGGTCCCTTTTTTTTTGGTCGTTTCTATTATGCTTTCCCAATATTCCATA